GATTAATCAATTTAATTACTCGGCCCGTAAGCAAGTTACAGGAAGGATCTTAACTAATGATCCAAATGCTACTGATGAGGCTAGGGGTGGTATAGTTGGTGACGCTAGGTTACGTTCGCTGAAGCTGTTTGGTATGGAGAGCGTTGACGTTCCCAACCAAACAAAGAAAGTTCTAGCAAAGTTCAGGGGAGATTCACGCGAAGAAACTGTTAAGAACATCGCTGACTCTCTTCATCAACTTAATTTTCAATCAGTTAAGAGGAAGCTACAAGCTATATACATTCATACGATCGATGACCTCGATGACGCTCTAGATTCCTTTAAAAAGTCGGCTGATGAATATGAATTAGAATTAGAAGATGGGAAGAAAATTAAGTATACCCCAGAGATCAAGCGTCGTACATTAATGACCTTTGCCGAAGCTAGGAAGCAGCTTTATCAACAACTTGCTACAATTCGAAAAACTCAAGACATCGAGGATTTGATTGAGGCGTTCTTCAAATCTCAACTAGATTCGATTCACGGAGGAAGCTCAGAATGAATTTTCTATCAACGATCAATGAAAGCATTAACATTAACAAGCTGAAAGGTGCGACATTTAACTCTGTAACTAATGCGTTCCTAGCTAATTATGTTGCAGCATTATTAATGATGAAGCTGCAAGACTTAAAAGGTCTGATTCTAATTAATGATGTTAGCCACAGTAAGCTAACAAAATTTAGTCCACAGATGAGCGACGTAAACTTCTGGGGTTTAGCGTTATTTTATCCACTGCACCCAGAGGTTAAAAATAGGATGGCTCCAGGCGAAGCTGAATTGTTAGCCGCTGAGTCAAAGCACATTCAACATACTCGTATTCAAGCGATGATGAAAGTTCCATTATCAGCTCCAAGCGAAGTTCATTGGATGGAAGTTTGTGCTTCATTGATTGCGCTTAAGCATCGATATCGCATCACAAGCTCTTACTACAGAAATATGCTCGCCACGATTCTACATTGGGACCAGGTTTCTGATAATGTTAAGAAAAAAGCAGTTAATAATTCATTTATGTATCTAATGCAAGCAGATCCACATTCTCACCTTCTCCCTCGCATGCGTGCGTTGAGCACCACCTTATTAGTGAAGGGGATTGGATCAGTAGCTACCAGGATAGTTTCTTTCAAGAAGATAGTTGAAGATGGAGCTATTAGCACTGGGAATATCGCTTCTTCATCTCAAAACTCAAATGCGATCGTTAGAGGTCCAAGCTCGCCGATCCCTACAGCTAACAGTGATGCTGTAACCCAAGGTGTTTTTAAGCTTGACAAGATGTCTAAGGAGCAAATTACTAAGAAGGGTAAATATATCTTTCGTGATAATAAGATCGTCAAGAAACGTAAGCAAAAATTTAAAGCTCGGAAGTTTAAGGCCCCAGAAGCCGCAAAGAAAACGAAGGAGGAAGAAAATGTTTGAAAGCATGATGAAGAAGCTCAAGAAAGAGTTTGGTTTCCTATCAGAAAATGAAACTGAAGACTCTAGTGGCATTGAAGATAATGTCCTTAAGCAGCTTGACCGTTCGGAAAAGCTCGATGACATCGACACCGTTACCTTTGGTCTCGAGACGGACGATGGGAAGATAGTTAAGGTCTACGTTCAAGCCGACCAAGCCGAAGAGTTTGAGAAGGCTCTATCAGCTAAGCTGGGCGAGGTCGATGATATCGAAGAATGCTTAAACGAGCTATCAAAAGAATTCCAGATAGTCGACGTCGAGTGGCCCGATGATAAGGAAGATGAAGATGCAGAGGAAGATGTCGAAGACGGAGAAGATAATGCTCCACAGACCGACGGTTCAGAAGTAATGAATAAACAGGTTTACGGTAACAAATCTGAAAAGAATTCTAAAGGTTATACTGCAAAGTTGGAAGATCTAAACCTTGGAGAGCGAATCGCATTTAGCTTAACTGAAGGTGCCGATGGTGGATCTGTTGAGGACAGATTATCAACTGCAACACAGCTGTTGGTTTACCATGCGTTATTAGAGCTCGGTCTTCCTGAGATAGCATTGAATAAGAGCCCATATAAGGCATCGATCGTTCAAGGTATCAAGCATCGCGCCGCTGAAATGACTAAAGATACTGCATTAAAAGCAGCTCTTAAGGTTTTTGTCTCCAAGGCGACGCACAGCAAGTCAGATCCTGACGCTACTGAAGAAGAACCTAAGGATGATGAAAAAGACGAAGAGACTCCTAAGGAAGAACCAACCAAGGACAAAGATGATGAGCCTAAGAAAAAGCATCACAAGAAAAAGAAAAAAGAACCCGATGAAGAGCCTCCTGAAGAGTCGGTTGAAGAACCAGAGGAAGCTCCAAGTGATGAAGATGAGGCTCCAAAAGATGACACTCCTGATGAGCCAGTAGAGAAACCAAAGAAAGATGATGACGAAGAGGAAGAAGGTAAGAAGAAGGTTATCGTTAAGAAGAAACCTAAGTTTATGGAATCATTAATGACCATCAATGAGGGGCTCTATCATGATTTCTGGGATGGCGTGAATCAGCTATTGACTTACGTTTCTGCGACACCTGAGCTTCTCCAACAGCTTCAAGGAACAAGCCAATATAAAGCGCTCGTTAATCGTTCTCAATCTGGCATCTCGATGAACGTTAAATCTGGCGTTCGCATGAAGCTTATTAAGCTAACTAACGCGTTAAAGAAGGTCAATCCGCAAGATACTCAGATGGAAGAAGGAATTACTCCTGAGAATCTCACCTCATTGATTGAGGACCTGTTCAACATGGCCGATCCTACTCCAAATAAATCATTAGCCACCGCTTTACTGGGTAGCTCAGTTTATAAGACATTCATTAATCGAGCTAAACCAAGGCTGTCGTTAAAGTTCAATGGATCAATGCACCAGATGTTGGTTCAATTGATGGACGTTGTTGGAGAAACGATGGCTCTTCAAAAGCCGAATAATAATGAGCAAAAACCAGCTGCGGTAGATAGCGCTCCTACCAATGTTAAGGAAGGTACCGCTGTGACATCATCTACTGTTGTTCTTACCGAGGTCCAAGAGTGGACTTATACAATGGAAGATGATAATGCTGTAATTTCTTATGATCAGTTCAAGTTTTCGCTAGATCCAGAAAGCCTTGAAAAAGCTGTTAAGGCTCTTGAAGGACATACGGTTATCGTTTTAAAAGACGCTACAGATCCAAAGTTGAAGATTACCATCTCGACTCGTGGAATCAACGCTATCGTCAAGAAAGCAGGAGATGATACAACTTATCCAATGAGCGCCAAACAGATCAAGGAATTCTCGGAATTTGCATTAAATGGTGCTGAGGGGAAGGAAGATCCAGATGCTGAAAAGGATCCTAAGAAGAAAGACAAGGATGTTGCTCCCAAGAAAGACAAGAAACCAAGCGAAGAAGAGTAATGTATACCTATACCGATTATGAAACTACGAGCGTTCATGGAAAGCGCATTTATCTCATCTCAGATGAAAAGATGTATCCTTCCATCACGACAGTTCTCGGTGGAACCGAGCTTGAAGAGAAAAAGAATTCTCTTCAAGCTTGGCGCCAGCGAATCGGCGAAAAGAAGGCTGCCCAGGTTTCTCAAGATGCAGCTCAACGTGGAACAAATGTTCACTTGATGTTAGAACGAGCTCTTAACGGAGAAGATCCAAAAGTTGAAGAATTTCCAGAAGCTCACGCTAATATGTTTCGTAGCCTTAGGTTAGAGATTAAGAAGATAAATAAGGTATTAGGACAAGAGGTTGTTCTCTATTCAGATACCTTAGGTGTAGCTGGACGATGCGATCTAGTGGCAGAGTATCAAAATACTCTGACCATTGTTGATTATAAAACCTCTAGCCGAATCAAAGACAAGAACGAGATCGGCGATTACTGGCTCCAAACCGCATTTTATGCGATGGCCCACAATGAGATGTTTGGAACTAATATCGACAAGCTGGTGATCTTGATGGGTGTTGAGAATAAGATGCCTATGGTGTTTAAGAAAACGATCACTGATGATCTTTTGTTAAGCCTCTTTGAAAGAGTTTCTACCTTCTACGAGAACTTGTAATGCACACACATCACGAACGTAATACTTGCCCGGTTTGTCAAAACGTTACTACGTGCCGGTGCATTGAACATAAAGTTGAAACTAACAAGGTTTGTGGAACTTGTAAGCTTAGCGAAGAGCTGAAGCTTCTTGAAAATGAACACGCGCTGACGTCTCCAGAGTTAATCGGCGATGATCATGAAAAGATCGGGTGTATTCAATACTGGGCGGAAATTGTAGGCATGCTGCGTACATTAAACCTCGTGGCAGTTTCTTTTCCTAATAAGATTAACATCATTAACGCTATCAAGGCCGAGATTGAATTAATCGAAACTGAGCTGCATAATGATCCTTCATACCCTGTTCAGAATGCTGATGGTTCAATCGACATGGAACAGCTTCCCCCAAGCAGCGAAGATGATATTATCGACCTAATGAAATCATCGACGACCGATATGACACCGCAACAACAAGCACAGTCATTACGTCTCCAGAAAGAAAATATAGAGCGTTTACAACGCGCCGCTGGAATTAACGTCGGAAAGAAGCCATGATCCTAAACGAATTACTTGACGAAAAGAAGCCACAACCAGAGCACAAGAAGGAGATCACAGAGAGCAAGTTTCTCGAGCTCCTAAAAAGCTCATGCCGTAATTCTTACGCTGTCATCCGTCAACAACCAATCTACCTTACCGACAGCGGTAAGGCTGACTTCATGATGGTAACCCCAGCGGTCCGTGAAGTTAAGACCGCATTTTGGTTAGATCGACTAGTTAAGGATATGACAGCTTGGAAGAGATTTCCGAGCCGTAGCAAGTTTCTTCGCGGATACACAAGCGCCGAAAGAGCTGGAGATGTTGAGAGTGAACTTTATGTGATGATTCCTTATGACTATGCCCGTGTTGGTATTTGCCCTAAGTCATCGTTCTATAAGAGCTTTAACTTGGCGCAGAAGGACTTTGGAATCGACCGCATGGATAATGATGGCTTATCTAAGTGGATCGCTGGGCTCTGTAGAGCGCTTACGCAGCTAGATCCGAAAGCAAAGTTTGATGAAGAGGTTAATCCAGATACGTTTGGACAGTTTAACAAGTTAATCAAGCAGATAGATGATGTAGTTTCTAAGGGTAAAGACGCCCTAAAGAGAAAGCTCAAGGATAATGAGTCCATTAATGATGAAGACCGAAAGGTTATTAACGATTTGTTAAGTCGTCACATCACCAATACCCAAGCCTACATTAATGAGAAGCTCGACCCAGAGAATAATGGATTCTCAGCGATTCGCGTTGAGAGCTTTGCTCACAAGCCAGATCCTCGAGAGGTGTGGATTGATTCTCCTTGCTTGTTAGTTAAGAAGTCAAAATATCTCGAGATGTACAAGCGAGGAGCTGTCAAATGAAGATTGGCGCGCTCATCGAAAAGAAAGAATATGACAAGGATCACGTGTGCAAAACACCAGGAGCTGTCTATAGTACAAAAATTCATGATGACGGTTTATCTATTCACGTTAAGCTCCCTAAGGGAATTAACATTCCAGAAGATGACGGTCAAGAGCTAGAAGTTGACTTGCACTATGCGTTAGAAAAGGTGTTACATCGGTTATTCAAGGAAAAGAAAAATGGGTAAGAAAGTAATCATCTTCACGGCCGAACCAAGCAATTTCGTTCCCAAGTCGCTGAAAAAAGCCGCCGAGGGGATGGGCATCGATGCTCAAATTCTTGATGTCACACATTGTATCATAGCCGAAGGTATTGACGGTCAAGAAGAGACACAAAAGCTAGCGTCAGAGATCTACGTTGCCGCTAGGGATAATCGTGACACCGGTGAAGTTGGAGCGATCACGAAGCTTGAGATAGATGCAGACACCGTTGTTATTCCGCGGCTTAATGAATATAACCTCGAGATGAAGATTTCAATGCTGCAGCGCATGAAGGACTGCGGAGCCACCATTCTCAATTCAGTCGAGTCGATGGAGCTGTGTAATGATAAGTTAAAGTCACAAGTTACCCTATCGACCGCTGGTATCAAAACTCCTTATAGCTTTACACTTCAGAATCCAGATGATGTCGAGAAGGTTGTAGGCTTCATGGAGGAGGCTGGACGCCTTAAGTATCCAACTGTCGTTAAGACGTTGCGTGGTACTCATGGTATCGGCGTTATGAAGATCGACTCCCGCTCATCTTTGGTTGGCGTTGCACAGATGCTGCTTAAGGAAGAGATCGAGTTCATGATCCAAGAGTTCATCAAGCATGAGCAATCAGCCCGCATCATAATGATCGGTGATCAAGTTCTTGCAGCTAACCTTCGTGGTCAAGCTAAGGACAAGGATGAGTTCCGAACCAATAGCCACCTAGGATCTGAGACAGAACCATACACCCCAGGAGATGCCGAGGTAGCGATCGGTCGCAGGATCGTCGAGCTATTCGGATGTAACTTTTGTGCCATTGACTATATTTTAGTCGGTGAAGGCGAAGACAAGGAGATCATCATCCTTGAGGTAAATGGATCGCCTGGTCTTGAAGCTATCTCCAAAGATTGGCCAGACCGAGATCTACCAAAGGACGTTATTAAATTTGCGATCGGTGATGGTGGCAATTTAGGTGGTATTAATAATTGGCAACCGACCAATGATGAACCAAGCATCCCTAGCGATGGTCCAGGAGATCCTGGAGCTGAACTCCCAGCGTCAGTTGCGCCAGACTCAATTCCATCAGAAGCAATTCAAGAGGTAGAGCCAGTTACCGTTCACCGCATCATGGCACCGAACCAAACAGTTGATGCTCGTATTGACACCGGAGCAGCAACTTGCTCCTTGCACGCTGACATGATCAACTTCGATGAAGGATCGGTTAAGTTCAAGCGCGGCGACGTTACCTTTAAGACCGCCGTTAAGCGTGTCGTGAAGATCAAGAACGTTCACAATGGCGCCTCAACCCGTCGTCCAGTTGTTTGCCTCGATGTTACCATTCACGGCAAGCGTTTCAATCAGGTCGAGTTCACGCTGACCGATCGTTCAAACATGAAGTATGAGGTGTTGATCGGCCGCAACGTTTTGGAGCAACTGGGACTTCCTGTGTTGATCGCGAAGAACCCAGACGTGGACGCTGACGTTCCAGAGAGCGAGTTGTTTACCGTTTCGGATGATGACGAGAAATGAAACTCAAAACTTTACTAAAAGAATCGAATGATATTCATTGGAAGAAATCTTCCTTAGAAGGAGCTCCTGAGGAAGTTGGAGATTTTTATTGCGCCGATAATCAATTGACCTCACTTGAAGGTGCTCCTAAGAAAGTTGATGGATATTTTTATTGCGGCCATAATAAATTGACCTCACTAGAAGGAGCTCCAAAGAAAGTTGGTTTAGATTTTAATTGCCACGATAATAAATTGACCTCGCTAGAAGGCGCTCCTAAGGAAGTTGGTGGATATTTTGATTGTAACCTTAATAAATTGACCTCGCTAAAGAATATCCACAAGATAGTTAACGCTATCAAAGGAAAATTTTCTTGTCACAATAATCCTATCAAATCACACGTTCTTGGGTTGTTGTTAATTAAGGGAATCAACGGCATACGGTTGGATAACAATGTTGTAGAAAATATCCTCAATAAACACCTCGGTGAAGGGAAGGCTGGAGTGATTGATGCCCAGCGTGAGCTAGAAGATGCCGGGTTGGATGAGTACGCACAGCTATAAATACAAAGCATAACAAAATTTATAAGAGAGTAAATTAATGTCACAAATTAAATCACCGTTCCTGGTGTTTCAAGATCTATTGGATGGCGCGGCTTGTGATCGGATCGCGGCCGCGGTTCGTGTTCTCCCGAATAAAAATGAAGACGGTGAAGACTTAGCAATGGAACGTCACCACACGATGATAGAAGATGAGATCTTCAGCATCTATAAGCCAATCATTCCAAAGCTTCAGGAGCACTATACTGGATTTAAGTATCGAGGTACCGAGCATCTAGTTTTCCAACAGTTTCCTGCTACCGGGAAGGTAGCAGAACCACCGCATTGCGAGAACGCGGTCTTTAAGAGAAAGAAATGGCTTCGTGTAAAAGATCGAGACCTAACCGGACTTCTTTGGTTAAAAGACTATCAAGATTCTCCTCCGTTTGATATTTCCACGCAAGTATTAGGCGGGAAACTCGAATTTCCAGTCTATAACTTTGGGTTCCAGCCGCAAAAGGGAACATTGGTCATCTACCCAGCTAATGAACGATTCATTTCGTTAACTTCGGCCGTCTTGGTCGGAGAGCTACAATGTGTACGGTTTCACATCTGCGGGGAAGGTCTGTGGATGTACAACCCGGATGACTACCCAGGCGACTTCCGCAACTGGTTCTCTCAAATAGTTTAAGATTGTGTATCTTTTAAGATACAGTTTACGCTAGTAAACCATACTTATAGGAAACTTTTGTTTATAATCTTCTTTGTAGCAACCAAACATCAAAAAGGAAATTTTATGAAAAAGATAGCACTCGCACTTGCTTTGGCCGGACTTTCTGCCACCGCTTTTGCACAATCATCAACCACCATCTACGGTATCGTGGACATGGGTGTAAATCATAGCTCTGGAGTTACCGGGCTCAATAGCGGACTTCAATCTGGTAGCCGTTTGGGCTTTCGTGGTAAGGAAGACCTTGGTGGCGGGAATGCCGCGATCTTTGGGCTGGAGGCTGGTTTCAGCGCAGACACCGGCTCGTTCGACAACCATTATGGAAATGGACTGTTCAACCGTCAATCTTGGGTTGGTCTCTCGAGCACAACTCTAGGAACGGTAAAATTTGGACGCCAGCTTACACCGATCTATAATACCTTGTATGACCTGGATCCGTTTCAAGCCGGTCTAGCAGGAGATGCTACTCATTTGATGAATGACGGTGGTCGTAGCGTTAGCAATACAGTTAACTACTCCACCTCCATGGGTCCGGTCTCTGGCGAGATGGCTTATAGCTTCGGGGAGTCCCTGAACGGTCTCCGTTATGGCAATACCGTTGGAGCTTCTACCTCGGTCGATCTGGGTTCATTGAAGTTAGCTGGCGCGTATAACCACGCCGATGTTGCTGGAGTTACTAACCGTACGATGCTCATCGGTGGAACCTATGACCTGCACATCGTCAAGGCCCATGTTGCTTTTGCTGACAACGACAACGGTGGACTGAAATCGCGCAACTATTTGCTGGGCGTTTCAGCACCGATCACTTCAGTTGATACCGTCATGGGTTCGATGGTCAAGCTTCAAGATCGCTCGGATACTAATATTGGAGCCACTCAGCTTGCTTTGGGGATGACTCACTCGTTGTCGACTCGTACAAACTTGTATGCTTCGCTCGGCGAAACCAAGTATGATGCGGCATCTACTGATAAAGTTGTTAACTTTGGCATCCGCCACAAGTTCTAAACTGATAGTAAATAAAAGGTAGCTTCGGCTACCTTTTTATTAGCTACTAATTCTTTTTGGAAAAACTTAGATTATAATTCCTCTGTCTTAAACCAACTTCACCTCTACCCTTACCGCCTGCTGAGAATCATGAAACACAAGAAACGCCTAAGTTTGAACGATGCGGCCCTTGCAATTGCAAAAGCTTTTAACGGTACAACCGGGATCCGTCGAACTTATGGAGGAGGCGATGATAGTAATCGAATGCACATCGCCTGGCAGATAGTTCAGAGCGGGAAGATAGTTGGAATGATTGACCTGTATTGTGAAGACGGACACGGTAAAGATGGAATGGATTGGGGGTCAAAGGTTGACATCTCAGCTCCAGGAGTTTTCTACTCTTATTGCATCTTTAACCAATGTACCAAATTGACCGGAAGAACCGCTAAGCGTTACGCTAGGGGCGTCTTCATCAATAGTGTCGAAAGAATAATTACTCTCGCCACAATGAAATATTCGGCAACAAGCAATAAGCCATACACAGCTCAAAGAACTATGTTATAATTTCTATTGCTTGAAGTTTGATATAAAATGGAACAAGCTCAAAGCTAGAGTGAAGAGTTCTACCTGTTAATTTCTTCTTACCGAAGACCTTCTTTGAGAGAGAACCATGAACATATTAAAATTTTTCAAGAAAGATGATACTATGGCCCAACCAAAACCAACTTGGCCTCCAACCCTCGAGAACTCAAAAACATTGCGATCAATTCAGCAAGGTTTGGCCGCTCTTGAGCCGACGTTAAATCCAATGGGAGCTATCACTCCTAAGGAACCAGAAGTCATGCCAACACCACAAGAACCATCGACTGCACCACCGACTCCATCACCACCACCGGCGATGCCACCTCGGGCACCAGTGGTGCCGATCCCAACAGATCAAAAGGATCTGAAAGAATACTTGCAAACAAAGGTTTTTGCTGGAAAAACATCTACCTTCCTAGAGGTGATGAAAGTATCTGATCGGTTGAAGGATCTTATTACCGATGATGCACATCGAGCTAAAGTTGCTCTTGTAGCGATCAATGATCCAAAGATCACAGCTGATAGCGTAGCGATGTCGATTGATAATCACATCAGCGACTTGGAAACGGAGCGTATCAAAGCCAAGGATGCAACATCGGGGGCAGCCTTAGCTATGGCCAAAGTGCTAACCGATAAAGCAGCTGTCATCTCGAAGGAGAATGAAAAGATCGCTGATCAGCTTGCTTCCTTGCATGCGTCCATAAATCGGTTGATGGATCAAAAGAACATCAATGAAGCAGCTATTGCTACTTTGAACATTCAAGTAGCAGCAGAAAAGACTAGGGCTGAATCATTCGGAACGATCGATAGCACCGCCGATGCGATAAAGAACGATTTAATCGCTAAGAAAAATGCATTGATTCCGCCTACACCAACGTCAAGTCCTTCCTCGGCTGATGCGATTAAAGATAAATGAAACAGTATACACAATCAGACACCACCATAGGAAATTGTTGGCAGACAGCCGTTGCTTGCATCCTTGAGATCGATCCAAATACGCTCCCTCCACAGTGTGAACTTGAGCTTCTTACTAGCGATGAAAAGTTCAAGTTTAAATTATTTGACGGTTATGGATCTTACTCCAACATCTTAAACGGTTACCTCGGTAAACATCATAATTTAATCTACACTGAAATTCCTGCATTTCAACTAGGATCAGTCCGTTCAATAAATCCCTATCACATGCTCGTGGGTCCAACCGAACGTACAGCTAAGCATCGAGCGAATGGTCGAGGAACCGTCAACCACGTGGTCGTAGCCAAAGATGGAGAGATGGTTTGGGATCCTCACCCATCTCGGGCTGGGTTGATCGACGTTGAAGCCCATGGCGTGTTAGGATCGCTACAGCAAAGCTCGATAGATTCTCGCAATCATAAACGATGTACCGAGAGCGAAGGAGCTAGGTTAGTGTGGGGTTGCTTGTGTCCTGCTTGCGGATTAACTGGATTGCGTGACCGAATTCAAGAGCATTTGAAGATTACTCAAGAACTATAGTAAACTCTTGTTTACAAGCTGTTAGTTTCTAGATATAATTAGCTCATTGGAATTTCCCGTTAGAATACGAGGATGATCATGGCGACCTTACAGCAGCTTCACTCGGTGTTTGCAAATAAAATATTTTTTTATTTGACAGACTCTGGATTTAAGATGCTATCTTTTGATGATCCTATGACTTACAATCTAGGAAAAAATCGATATCGCACATACTCAAAAAATGGAGTTTACGCAGCCGTTCATTCCAAAGAAATTCTCATGAGTGGTAAAGTCATCCCCACCGTGGAAGAAATCGTCGGTGATGAAAAAGACATCACTATCCACAAGATCTGGTCTCCCATCTATGGTATAGATAGAGTTCAATCGATTCTCAAAGACCTAATCAAGATCGCTGACATAAATGAATATAATCTTTATGCTAGGATCAAAGAAGATCAATCACAGATCTATCAAGATGCTGGGTTTATAGTTAAACCAGAATTCTTGGATATTTTACTTAACTCAAATCGATCTACACTTATTGCTATACGAAAACATGATCAAGTTCACTGAGTTGCGCTCGTACCTTATGAGTGAGTTTCGTCTTGGTATTCATGGTGTTCCTCATTGGTCTCGCGTCTATACCAACGCCAGGAAGTTGGCAGAAGCCGAACGAGCTCGCGATCCATCCATCTACATCTCTGAAGACGTGATCAAGCTTTTTAGTTTTTTACATGATCACGTTCGTGAAAATGATGGTTCTGATCCTGAACATGGTGAGCGAGCAGCTGGTGGTGCTGTTTTGTTACGTGGAATATATTTTGATATTGAAGATCATGAGATGGAGATGTTGGTTCACGCGATGACATTTCACAGCGATGGAATGACGATGGCCGAACCAACTGTCCAGGTTTGTTGGGACGCTGATCGGCTGGACCTCGGTCGCGTGGGGAAATATCCCAACCAACAATATCTTTGTACAGAATCAGCAAAAGATCCAGAATTTATCCAACAAGCATTCAATAGGAGCCTAAAATGAAGCATGGACATGATTGCATGTGCTGTTCCCAAGGTGTCAAGGCATTTCATGATAACCTTGATGAGATCATTAAGAATGTTGGTCATGCTGTAATTGGTACTGAGATAGATCCTATCTTACCAGGCCAGTTCATCTCCATGGCATACACCGTCGGTTTAGCTGATAAAGGACTACCAGAGCTGGTTGTGTTCTCACTTCCCATGGAACACGCTCAAATCATTCTCAACACCGCAGCTGAGATGCTTAAAGCTGGAAAATTGCCGATTGATGAACCTGTTGAGGGGATCGCTAACATGCCTTCAGTATTGAAGCGAATCGATCCAGAGATGACCGATGGATATCTTAATATTGCTAATTTGAGGGCAAATAAAAACGTTGATGCGCTGCAGCTAGTATGGCCAGACGCCCAGGGAAAATTCCCCTGGGATCCAAGCTTTAATGCCGATTTAATGCTATTACAGCCTCAGCTGTTTACGCAGACTTCTTGAAAACGCCAGCTGCGTTGTACATCGAAACCATCGCCGAGATGACGCCCTGAAGCATCGGCCAGATGGCTTCAAATTTTACCTGAGCATCACCCATCGTGGTGTAAGCTCCTTCGAGCGTAGTCTTGATAAGCGCGAGCTTGGCTTGGCCTTGCCCAGCAGCAGGCATGGCTTCTTCAATTGACTTGATGATTTGCATCAACACCGGGTACAGCGCTGCGACCATCTTGACGATCATGAAAAACTGTTCCATTTTGTATTTCCTTTAGTTAAGTTAATAGTGACACTTGACGCCGACGAAGACGCCATCAATTGAGTCCAGATAATCGGTGAGGTTACCGCTTAGTAGGTCCTTGATTGATTCATTATCCGCGGTAGATGTAATCATCGACTGCTGGCTTTGTTGGTTCCACTGCTGGTTGATCGCTTGCTGTCGTAGGTTCCGCTGCGGGGCTATCGACGGGCTGCACTGTATCGCTGAACTGTGGGGTTGGTGGTTGTTCCACCACTGCTGGCACTGCTGTTCCGTTAGGTTTGGCTGGAAGCAAACCGGCTTTTTTGCTGGTTGTAATAGTGAGCACGACATTAACAGCAGCGATGACACCAACACCGAGAGAGTTAGCCGTATCGGGCGTGATAGGTAGGTCATATCCATAAGATTTGGCTAGGTTAATTAGCGCAACGATTAATCCTCCGACGATCGTCGCCGTGATTTGGTGCGCCTTCCACTTCTCCGGATCCGCTACTTCTTGACCCTTGCGGAGCAAGTCCCAGTAAACTCCAATTTTTGACATATCCATGGTAAATCTCCATATAGCAGATGTACGCCACGAACTGAAAAGAATAGTACATCATGATAGAGATTATTTAAGAGAAAGCATGGATTTTACTCAAAGTTATACCAACAAACTATTGAATATCTAGTACCCTTGGTAACTTTTTTTACTTCATGAGGGAATCGCTGATCAGACGGGAAAATTATCGTGGTCCCAACTGGCATTTTCATGCTAAATGGATTTCCTTGAGGATCTTTAACGGTGTCAAGAGTTAGTTCGCCTCCCTCATAATCATCATTGATGTAGGTCACAGTAGAGAATTTTCTATAAGATGCTACATATTGAAATCCTCCGTTCGCAAAATAACCATCATCGTGGTGTCGATTAAAATGTCCACTATTTGAAGCGTCATATTTTAAGAACTGAACCCCTTCGCATAATACTAACTTGTGGTGGGGTTGCATGATTTGTCTTTCTACGTGATAATTAACCACAAAGTTAATGCGATCAGCGACAGAATTATATACATCGGTATCTACTGAACAATAGCTTGACGACCTATGGTTATAATCTACCTTCTCACCTGCGTCTAAGTCGTGAACTCCAGACGCCCCTGAAGAAGCGTTCTTTAAGATCTCTGATAGCTCGGCACATCTTTGTTTCTCAAAACATTCAGCTAAGATAATAGTAGATGATAATGATGGAGGGATGTGATTGAATGCTTCATAGCACGAAAGATCACAATGATCAACTGTATAATAGCTCATGTTATAATGATAGAATAGAATGTTCCAGCAACTAATCCAGAAGAATCAGACAACCACTTCCAAACTGTTGAAGAAGCCGTGTAAGATATAGTGCAATTATCTTGTTGAGAAGGGAAAGTTTTACCATTTATCTGAATAGATGTAAAGATATTAGACGGTAAATTTGCGCCTTCTAAGATGAAGGTCATCTCACCATTGTTATCTCCTATCAGTAAGATCTGTCGACCACCGAACGTAGATGGAACTAATGTACCCCCTCCTTGTATCGAATAAAAACCGACTAAATCAACACCTGTATCTAGATAATGAGCAGCTTGCATTGTGTTAGTTGTGGCTACATTGCTGCCTGTCCATGCCCTAATGTAATTAATCGTGAATGAGTTAAAGCTTCCAAGAGGGGTAGAATCATCAGGAGTCCCAGAAACGCTACCATAAAGTAAGCTGATCAATAAGAACATTCGTTGCGGTAAAACATAGCTAGATTTATAGATCTGATTGCCATCATACCAGAATGCAGTTCCTGTAGAGTCACGCTGAACTCCATATTTGTGGAATCCTGAACTTAGCTTTATTCCAACATTATAATTATAAGAAGATTCTAGTGTGCTGCCAGACCACGTTGACATATTATAAGTTACTGGTTCAAAATTCGTTGTAGCAAACCCTTGAGAAACTGCCCCTGGAAATGCATTCATATAATCAATCTCTATTGGATTGATATCATCACGATTATACATCCATAAAGATGGATAGACACCCTTTCCAATAGGCAGTTGAGCTTCCACCTCTACATAACCATACGTAATGTAAAATTTACCATCTGTGCTCAAATGACGTGGTTCAAAAGCGCCAGTAGAATCTTTAATCGGCCAAAGTTTAAGTGCTCCGCCAGTGACAGCGAAATTAGTTAAAGCTGGTTCGCTGAGGTACCATAGGTGGGTGTTCCATTTCGAAAGATCAATCGATGATCCATCGAATTCATCCTGAAACACCAGCTGATATCCACTCGGGTTTGGCCCGTAAGGAGTAACAGTTCCAGGTGTTGGTGTAGGCGATGGTGCTGGAGCAGGGGATGGTGCTGGTGTAGGCACAGGTGTAGGCACAGGCACAGGTGTAGGCACCGGCGATGTGGTGGGTGCTGGAGTTGGTGCTGGCGTAAACGGAGTTGGTGGCGGAGTTGGTGCTGGAGTTGGTGCTGGCGTAACCGTTGGCGCTGGAGTAGGTGATGGGGTGGGCGCTGGAGTTGGTGGAAATGTTGTCACCGGTGTTGGAGTAGGTGTAGGTGTAGGGGGAGGGGCCGGTACCGGAACCAACGTTGGTACCGGAGTTGGTGTTTGGACAGGATTACCCTCTACACTCGCTAAAATCCAAGTTCCCTTTACTGTTTGAACCTTTAACGCATCTCTAACCGTATCATACCAAAAATCACCTGGAAGTGGATTGGTTGGTGGTGTTGCAGAATCTATCCTGTAATTTCCTACAGTATTCCACGTAGAGCGCCAGTATACACGCATCTTCTTGTCAGACGTGTTAAACCATAGCTGTCCAACAGTTGGATTCTTTGGTGGAGTTGTCGACGCAAAATGCTCTAGCAATTGAATCAGGTCTGTTTGTATTGATTCAGCCCAGTTAATCGCGCCCTTACCGTTAAGAGTCAAAGAGGTTAGTGTGGTATTAACCGCTTGTTGATTCAACTTAAATGGTTTCTTGATCGCATCATCTGACCAATGAAGTACATAATCTGTTGCCATGATATCCTATCATTTTTATAAGACTATTTATTGGTCTAAAAATAAAAAACCAGCGGGTTTTAATCCGCTGGTTTTTATATAGCCGATCGCTATTATACGAACTGCCAAGCCCTAACGTACTGAATCTCAAACGAGTTGGTCGGACCTGTTGGAGTCGTTCCATCTGGTGTTCCAGAAGCGCTACCGAAGTCGAGCTCGAAGTTGATGAACATAGGATCAGTAAACGCTGAGGTACTGAGCGAGTAGACCTGTTGTCCGTCAAAGTAGAACACCAATGCAACCGTCGACCATTTCACTCCATACGTGTGGAATGATTGAGAGAGATTTCCGCCAGTTACTGACGTTGTGCTGAGCCTAGATGAACCGACCAATGAACCATTGTTAGCGTTCGTGTAAGCTGTCATCGCGTAGTCAGTAGAGTCGAGCGAAGAATTGCTCCATCCACTTCCGATACCTGCGCCAGGGTATGCTTCCATGATCGCGATGATCGGTACACGAGCATCTGAATCAAGGTGATTAAGCAAGTTAAAGACCGGGCGTGGTCCTTTACCAGACGGCAATCCCATAACTGCTTCAAAGTAACCATAAGTCTGGGTGAACTTCGTATCAGTGTTGATTGTACGTGATACGAATCCAGACGCTGGCCAGATGCTCAGTGAACCGTTAGCAACACCATAGTTAATAACAGAGTCACTTGCAGCATACCAACTGTGGTTGATCCACTTAGTAGAGTTCAGTGACGAACCAGTGAAGTCATCAGAGAAGGTCTGAGTGTACAACGCGGAGTTCTGTCCAAGCGGTCCTGTACCAGATGGAGCTGGTGTAGGAGCTGGTGTAGGAGCTGGCGTTGGTGTAGGCGAAGGTGCTGGAGATGGCGTTGGTGAAGTACTTCCGAGCGACCATGCTCGAGCATAACGAATCTCGAACGAATTTGACGATCCCAACGGCGTTGTTTCGTCTGGAGTACCCGAAGAGCTTCCAAAGTAAAGATCCAACAGCATGTACATACGAGCTGGCATCGAAACGTTAACGGTGTAGAACTGAACACCATCAAAGTAGAATGTTAGCTTGTTTGATTCCCACTTACATTGGTACTTGTGGAAATTTGTCGAAAGATCAGAGATGAAACCGATAGGAGAATCACTCAGCTTGAGCGTTCCAGCAGATGCCCCAGGAGGACCCGTCCAGATAGTCACGGCGTAGTTATTAGCCCTGAGCTGCGAGTCACCCCAGCCAGTGTCTGGTCCGCCGCCTGGATATGCTTCCATGATGTCGATCTCTGGTCGATATGGATCTGGTTGATCATGGTTATACAGCCAGAAAGCTGGCCAAACACCCTTACCACGTGGCAGCTTAGCATCGATTTCAAAGAAACCATAGGTCGCGTAGAATTTACCATCGGTGTCGATCGTACGGTTAACAAATCCAGCAGCAGGCCAGATCTTCAATGAACCGCTTTCAACTGTATAGTTGATAGTTGGATCAGAGTTAAGATACCAGATATGATCATTCCACTTTGTTGCATCGAGGCTAGTTCCGTCGAATTCATCCTGGAAGACCAGGGAGAATGAACCAGATTGGCCATACGGCTGAGTAGCTGGTGGGATCGGTGGAGGAGTAACCGGTGTCGGTGACGGTGCTGGCGTCGGCGAAGGAGTAGGCGAAGGCGAAGGAGTTGGTGCTGGCGTCGGCGAAGGAGTTGGCGTAGGAGTTGGCGTAGGCGAAGGTACCGGCGTTGGGGTTGTTGTTCCTGCTTGGATCACCCACTGACCAGCCTTATTATAAACTTTAAGCTTATCATTAACCGTATCATACCACAAATCTCCTGGATAATGAGTTCCACCAGGAGTTGTTGCTGAGTCAATCCTACGTTTAGCTATATCTTCCCACGCATTGTTGGTATTATAGATCTTGAGGTAGCCGTCTGTAGCATTATACCACGTCTGCCCAGTTGTTGGATGAGATGGTGGAGAATTTAACGATGCAAAGTTTTCTAGCAGGTGTAGGAAATTTTCCTGGGCCGCTTCACCCCAACTAACAGTGCCCTTACCCGTTAAGGTCAAAGACGTAGACGATGAGTCTATCGACTGTCCATTTAAGGTAAACGGTTGTTTTAACGTGCCGTCTGACCAGTTAATCGTGTAAGCAATTGTTGGCATTTCTGTTTATCTCCTTGCTGCGGTAGTTAGGGCCTTGATCTCGGAATTTAAATTCCTCGGCTCAACCAAAGCTTGCCCTAAATCATATTCATCGATGATAGATTCGTCTACACCCGAGAAGATAAAAGTTCCTTTGTTACCGTTCTTCACGATCTCAAGGAGCCTGTAATTTTTCGTCTTTAGGTAGGCGGCTAACACGATATCAGTCGTTTCAAATTCTTTGTCAGACATCATACTCTCCATTGTTCTTTTAATCTGGTTTACGTTAAAAACGTATGAGATTATTTACACAAGGATATCCATCATGTCTGGATTTTCACTCCGTAATCAACTTACAGAGATCGTTAATGTATAGGTTATCAAAAAAGCTCGGTTTGCGGTCTTTTCGATTGGGTTAAAAATTAAGTGTGACAACAGCAGCCCATCAGCCGTCTTCAACCCAAGTTCATCAAATGAGTAAGGTGAGTTCGCGTCTGTTGTAAGGTTTGACGATACCGCTTGCCCTGATGGTTCATCAGCATTTAGCACGCATGTGATCGTCACTACAGATGTTATAGCCGGACTCGGGGAGTCCGATGAAACTACTGAATTACTAGCAGGAGTTCCTTGTGTGTTGCTATCGACCTGAACTTCATATGTTGGATTATAGAGATCGGCGCCACCAAGTACATTAGGAGAACGGTAGATGATCTTGCTACTTGAGTTTAAGAATGTTCCACCATTACCAAAACTCATCTTAAAGATGTAACCATTATCATTGCGGCTTAATGATCTAGCTATAGCAGCCGCCATATTCTTTGGATGGATAGCATTCTTCTTTTTCTGGATAATCTCCAGCGTTGTAGCATCCTGAATGCATACCTCACCGATAACGGTGGTGTAAAATGGTAGTGATTGCTCTGTATGATTCATTCGATCCTCGGCTTATAGATCTATTTATACTGCCATTAGCTTTTGTTTTATGTGTTACTGGTCCACGTAGTCATCATCTACATAATCTGGAATCACGTACTGATTGAACTCATCTACTGAAACTTCAGGTGGAATTCCTGGCAATGGCGAAGGTTCATTAGTAACGTGAGTAGTGTAAGAGTTAACTTCAGTTACTTCATCAGAATCTGTTTCAAATACATTGATTTGAACTCGATCCCAGATAGTCGTGCGTACCGTAGGATTGAGCCCATTATTCTGCTCAACGCGAATCTCATAGTAAGTACCACGGATAGGAATGTCATTAAGAACAAACTCATAATAATCTGCTTTGAAATCAGGATAAATGGTGATGCCATTAGAATCAACGACCGCTGAGATCTGATTAGTTAGAGTTTGATCCCTATTTTTAATGATCTTCCCGATCGAGATAAGTTCAACGGGGAAATGACGCCCATCTGATGTGGGATCAGACATAACACCATGTTCTGTCTTCAGGTCAAGATTAACCAAGTAATCGGTCGGATCATTATTAATGAATGGATACAAGTTATACGCTTCAGTGTATGAGCTATAGGTATTATTGTCAGGCACCATGTAGTATGGAGTCCATTGACGATCTATCTGAAATGAAATAGCTCCATTATCAAACACCTGCTTAAATGATGCATATGCTAACTTTGGCTCAAGCGTTGGTAAGATCTTTTGAACCAAGAATAACCATGGACCAACCGCGGCGATCAGGTAGATGTCACCATCTTGAGCTGAATCGTGGATGTTGAGAACATTTAATACACCTTTACCAGAAACTCCGGTAGAGTTAAAAAATGTTACTGGAGCGTGCTTATCCTTATATGCTCGATTTACCTCAATCAAAAAGTAATCTGTTGGAACATTGGGGATGCCATCTTCATATGGAAGCTCATCATATGGCCAATCGTCATAAGCCCCAGAGATCGCTTGAACAAATTCATTAACTAAATCATACGGATATTCTTCATAAGTCCCGATGTCATATCCCGCAAGAACTCCGTTGTAATCGAATGGAGGAGTGATCGAGATGAATAGCTTATCAGATTTCATCAGGTTAACGGTTATCGTCGAACCAGCCTCTGGCTTTTTACCGGGCATGAATTGAATGAACTCTCTGCTGCTTTCAACTAGATAATCTGTTCCAAACTTTTGCAAAACTCCATCTACATAAACCCTTGATCCCTGGTGGAATGGAACATGGAACCGTCCGGTGTTTGTATATTGTATGTCGATAGCTGGTAGATTCTTAGCAAATCCATAGGCGGCGATCGTTTCTGGGAATTTATTTTGAATTCCAGGAAGAGATGCTATGTCATCTGAGGTGAGCTGATAATGACCAAACAAATCCCGTACAATAAACACCACCGTGTCTGTGTCATATGGTAAGCTATCAAATGTATCATCATCATATGAGGATCCAGCATCTACTCGTTCAGCAACTGAGGATAGGTCGGCACCGTTGAAGAATATCTTAAAATCATTTCCTAAACCATAGAATGTTTCTAGGTCACTATTAACATAGATGGTTAGATCATACGTGTAATAATAGATCCCACCGTTAGACACGATATCGGTAACATCGATGGTGGTGCGAGTGATAATACCTTGAACTGGGATCCAATCTTCTGCTGGAAAGTGTGATGAGTTTGGATTTCCAACATATGGGTCATGTGAATCTGGTATTCCGTTATTATTGGAGTCGGTTAGATCAATAACAGCTGGATCATCTCCTAGCGGAGTTTGACCAAAGTTTAATGAATCGACTATAGAGAAATGCGGCCAGATAGCGGCAGGGATCCTAAATGTTCGATCAGATTCAATACCTTCTGCTATTGTTGATAGCTTATATCCACCAAGGTCGTCACGACCCCACACGTTTTGCATGTGAATATAATCATGCATCAACTCTGTGACACTGACATTCACATTGTCATTGAAGATTATCTCAGACGCAAACTCACGAAGCTTGGTGTGATAAGGCTTGATATCCTGGATGTAATCAACCAGGGATCCTAGCAGCTTAATATCTCGTCTTGCCATTATCTACTTAGCTTCCATTATTAACAACACGAATATCAGATAGTGAAATGAATGAAGTCTTAAAGAAATCAGTCAGCTCTAAATTCTTTGCTGCTGAATCTAGCAAAACAGCAAAGAAGATCTCATTGATCTGCTTAGGTTTTGCAAACCTCCAAAGATCGGCCATAAATTTTCTAATTGAAGATGCCGTTGACAAGTAAGAATCAAGTTGATTGATATCAAAACCCGTGTAAGAAATCATCTCTGGCAATAATCCTTGATATTTATTAACTCGGGTATGAGCCAGGATGGTATCTTTTACCGTGTCAATTGTTGGGTTAGGTTCAGCCAAAATCTGTCCATCTCCGAATCCAAAACGATCATTTGTATTATTACGATCATCATACTTTTGTAATGGAGAGAACGGTAGCAATTGATTTACGGCGGTTTTACCCACCATCGTTTCCGTCAACTTATCCCACAAAGTTTTTGGAATCTTATTTGGTTGTCCCGGGCGTAGCAAGATCCACTCAACGTGAGCGTTCTTTAATGTCATATTTTTATCATCATTCCTTAAGGTTCCATTATTAGCGATTCGCAGCTTATATTGGTTATCTTGATGAACATAAGTACCAAGCCCTCTAACAGAGAGAACCGAATAACGATTTGGTCGCCCGTCGATCTGGTTATATTGTTTCATGATCTGAGGAGCTTCATACGCTCCATCATGTTGATGAAGTAACTCGGCTACCTTACTCGTAGAAAGACGCTTGTTTTTACCAGGAGCTACGCGATTTTTAACCCAGAAATAGTAGTTTTTAGTAGTATAATGATCAGAATCATCACGAGACAACTCATAAACGTGAGGGAAGTCAATCTTGAACTGAGTGTTCTTAAAGATGTTATCAAGAATCGCCGGATCAAAACGGAGGTCATCGCCAGAGATCGGAACAGGAAGAACCTTTATTTTCATCATATCACCCATCTGTACGGCATCTTCATGAATGTGAACGTAAGTTCCAATCGGTGTAGAATCAACATACCTAATCAAAGGCTCCCATTGAGACGGTGCTAGTTGAACTTCATTTACATACACTGATACACGTGAAGTGAATAGATCAAATGGAATATCATAAGTGAAAAAGCTCTTCATGTAATCATCATGAGTCCCAGACACAAGGTAATAGCGAACCGAACTCAACGTGTGAGTGTACAGCTCCCAATTGCTCCAGGTGTATTGATATGGGGTGTAGTCCAATCCATCAAACCATGTCCAAGGATCAGCGAGTCGAGCTTTGACATCATCTGCCAACGGAGCAAGCTGCCCTCCCATGTCAACCCAAGCTCCAGCAAACGGTTCGTACCTGTTCAGCGGTGGTGTAAAGTCACGAATTGGATTAGATGCTGGATCAGTCCAAGAGATCCACCCACGATTAGAGTTATCATTTGAATCGTCAAGCTGTACCGTCCAAACGTTGCTGGTTATAAAAGGAATATTGATGAAAACATTTACTGCATGGCGTAACCATAGATCATGGTTAGCGCTACCAATCACCTGAGATGAGAATTGCCTGCGGTCTGCCTCTGTTATTAATGGAATATCAACACGATTAAACAATGTGGTGCAATTAAGCTTGATACCAAGATTATCAAAAGAATATACGTCCATCGTGTTTGCAGATATCGGCACATCATGAACAATTACCCGCTGTGTTTCCCCAGATGATACGTGAGTTGCGCGAATGTAGTAATCAAACCCATCTTGTTCATTAGAGAAAACGTACTGTCCCAGTACGTTGGTCTTCCGATAGGACATACGGCGATCATCTATTTCTATAGCAATGGTGTACAAGATGCTTGCCTCAAATGATCCACCATCGGTGAAATTAGTTGAGCTTCCAATAACGATCGATGGAGAAGAAGTAACAACAGCCGTTCCATAGATGTCAGTCAGGTACACATCATTTTTATTATTTCCTCCGTTACCGTAGATAGCTCCAGCGATCTTGCTACCTTTGCTAATTCCTAAATCAGTAAATGATCCAGATGAGATTATCGCCCTACCAATTGAGCTATATCCATCTCCGATGGCCTGCAAATCAAATAACAAACGAGCTGGTTGATACGCAGTAAATGAGCGACGGTTTGCTGGATTATCAGAATATCTCCAAGCTACAGGGCGTTGTGTCCAGCTGCGAGTACGCTTTAATGTATTGCGAATCGCAACTTCGCCATCAACATCTGATGTTGATGCATAGTCAGTGGGTGCAACTGAAGATTTGAACCACTCATAAACCTCAATGGTAGATGAATCAGATATAGCCCCCCAGCTATTAAGACGTTGACTCATGTCGGTGATGAGCTTTGAGTCGGAATATGGTTGCCATGTTAGCTCGTTGGTGTTCCACCATAAGTTACCAACTTGCTCATTCCCCCAAGGTCGCAGAGTTTCTACGTTGGTATTCTTGTATGTCATCAAGCTTTTATTGTAGCGAGCCGGATCTTTGTCAGACATAATGTCTACTTCTTGTATCGCTTCTGGGTGATGAACACCCCTGGCTGGATCCCACCAGATGATGTCATCTCTAATCACGACATTTGAGCGATAGTCGATTAAGCTAGAAGGGCTATACTTTGCAAAAGCCGGGCCGTACGCGATCGCCTTAAGAGGGCGTCCAAGCAAATTAACATCGGTGATGAGAATCGTGCTGTGATTTAACCGAGTAAATCTTGGAGGACTAAAGATTGGAATACCAGGCGCTGATAACGGATCTATCGTGTCATATCCAGCATCATCATACGGAGCGGTGTCATATGGCTCAGAATCAGTGTAATCACCAGCTTCATAGTATACAACTCCATCTGATAATAAGTCAACGATCTCAAATGCATCTGCGCGAACAGGTTTCCCGTCTTGTCCTAAAATCACATAGATCTTATTAGCCGCAGTTGGAACGAATCTATATTCAGCAATAACATCAGCCTCTAAATATTGAAGAACCCGAAGGTCATCATACTTATGCCAGCGTTGCTCATCATCTGGACGAAGAATAACACAACCTCTTGGATCTACGTAATCATATCCAATTGATTCCACCGCTGAGTATAGCGTTGAGATATCATAGGCCGTGATGCCCATGCTTGCGACGTTAAACCCTGCATTTAATTGATAATTTTTTAATAAGCTAAGCTCATCATTTTCAATCAAGAGATAATTTGTATGCTCTGGAATGCCATCTTCGGGTGTTATATTAAGCTCTACTTTTTGAATCGTTCTTGCGTCTCCATAGTTAGCCAAACGATAAGCCCAATACTCGTCTAGCGTCGACGTTTGGAACTGTGAAGAATTAGTGAAAGCATCTAATGAAACGTTAGTTCCCTTATTGGCGATCATACCTTGCCAGAATCGGAACTCTGTTGCATCAGTACAACCCCTGTCAGCAAAGTATGACTTCTTGGAAAAACCTAATAGAGACCTTGCATAATCAGTCTCTGGTAATTTAGCTGGAACACCGCTAGTGCCATATAGATCGAGAATTCCGCTAACAGAATCTTCAAGGTTGCGCTTCATCTGATCACCGAGCAAGAAGTGTCCACCCAGGTCTAACCGCCCAGAGAATACAGTTTGTCGATCGCCGCTGATGAAGATCTTTTGTGTGCGTTGACCCAAGAAAGAGTCATAGATCAAGGTGCTATCTAGAGAATAATTTTCGAATAATGAAACATGTTCCCCCTCGCTAGTCAGCAGGTGTACCGTATATGCTGGCTTATCAAAGATGATTTCGGTCATGTCATCTTGACGGAAGATACGCAGTTCAGACTTCTTGATTTGCCGTTGGTTTTGGTCTAGGATGGTGCAAACTGTTTCTTGCTCTAAACCGATTTGTTCAAACAAATCAGATACATAACCGCGAGGAGTGCTAAACCATACCTTACGAGAGAACGGGTTGAGTACAAAAGCAGAACCGGCATTAACGTTAGAGAACTGTTGATTGATGAATTGCTCAACTAATAAATCATATCCAACTGGGCGCCCAGTAGCTTCATCTATGACAGGGTTTTCCTGATCATTAAACCTCCACCCGTCGTCTTCTAACTTCATCGCATACCCAAAGATAAAGTCGACTACGTTTTGAATTCCGCGAATCAAAAATGGAGCTTGAAAATTAAGGATATCAACCTTCTGACTACGACGCTTCCAAGCATAGGTAGTCTTATCTCCACCCATCGCGATGAAGGTACTAGCGATCGCTTGTTGATTAAACTTATACCACGCTAGGTGTGTGCGCGCGTCATTGAACACGTCAACTCGATAAACCCAATCTTCTCCAGGAGAACCAGCTGGTCCAATACGTGGAACTTGACCAATAGATGAACCCTTTTGAACTAATTGAATCTTTAAAGAATTCAACCAGCTACTGTCATGGAATTTATTTTCCTTGATAAGAACCTTGTAGGCAGATGTGTCAATATTAGCATCATCTTGATTTTTCAATACTAGCGAATCTGTGTTGATCAACCCACCGAAACGATATCCGGCCTTGACCACCCAATTCTTTAGCATGGTTTGATTGATCGAGATGTTAAGGTCTTCTCCGTATAAGCGACGATATTGAACGTACAGTTGATTCAAACCCTCAACAAATAAGTTAGGTTGGCTCGAGGCAGATATCTTAAGTGAACCATCATGAGACACGTTGATTGTAAATGTATCTCCCCAGTAATATTGACCGAGCTTAGTTGAGATGTAAACCGAAATGGTTTCATCGCTCCAAGCTGCGCCGACGGTGGCGTGATCAATGATCTCATCCTGACCATTCATCGTGATCTCAAACAAGTTGTCAAGCCTACTCACGCAACGGAAGGTGTATGACACCGAGAAGTCCGGCGGTGTTTGGACTATGCAGCTTAAGTTTGATGTGAGCTTACGAAGCGGGTCAGTAACCGAAACCGTCGCACTAAGAGGGTCTCCGTGAAGTTGGAAGTCTACGTTTGATTCTTTACGTCCATATGAAGAATTAAGGCTATAGTCTCCCACGTTTTCATACTTAATCCCCCATGTGTCACGCACATACTCTAAAGGATTGATCTTAAAGTAAACCTTTTGCAGTGAATACAAGTAGTTAACAGTTTTTCTCCAGAACGTTTCTACAGGCGCCATCGCCCCAAAGTAGAATGAATCTGAAGCAGTAGTTGGAATTGAAGAAAAGAACGATTCAAAGTTAGTAGAATATGGAGACAACAAGTTACCTGTTGCTAGGTCAACTGATAGCTTAAGCTGTTGACAATTTATCAAATATGCTGAACGCAAGAAGGTTGCGATGCTGGGTTGGATCCACATCGTTTGATTCCACGATGTTGTTTGTGGAGAAACTAATCCACCACCAAGCAATGCGTCAATCAAGGCTTGCTCGGTCGCATACCCAGCTGGGATCCACGGTTGAAGATCTGGACGTGATGTTCCGTACGCCGCCTTATAGATCTCATTCCAGGTAGAATGAGCTGACAAGCTACGATAGTTCCAAGTAAATGCATTATTTGGATTATAAGAAGAGCTATAAACATCAGCTGTCCCATATTTGATACCGAAGCGTTCTAGCTCCTTCTTCATATTTGGGGTGAAGTCGGTGGTATTCTCAAATTTTGAAGTTACAAGCTTTTGAGTCAGCGTTGGGCATTTATCATAAAGCTCAGTTTCAAGAGCTAATGCTATATTTTGCTCAATAATGTCGAGCTTGATCTCTACCCATGGTGATGTTACTTCATAATCTTCTAGCTGAATCCAAGCGCCATTAAATTGATAGATCGTGTTAGAGAGACGGTCATAAGAATAATCTCCATGCTGAGAATCTGCTGGGAGCGAGCCAACATCTGAGATGACGTTGTAAACGAACAGCTGCTCGGTTGATGCTTGGAACCAAAATTGGCCACGGAATGGACGCTCTGTTGGGAAAGATGCAGCATTTACGATTCCAGATGTTTCTTGACCGGTTGAGCGTAAGAATTTCTTAAGAACGATCTTTTTTAACAGATCAACAGATGTGGTTGCTAACATCGACCGATGACCATCGTGGTGAACTAACATCTGAAGGTTAAGATCTAAATCAAGCTCCTTGCGAGGTAATACCTTAGGACACAACCCCAGGTAAGGCAGCGTAGCGGCCAATCCTTGAATCGGAGAGGTCGTATCTACCAAAGCTTGCTTGAAAGAAGTATTAGCACCGAAGTAGCTCTTAAACGATTCAACCAACCTAGGATCAATGGAGTCTCCATCTTGCGGAGGGTATACTGATCCTTGCGATAAGAGGCCCGGCAAGACATCTTCAACGAAGGTGTGAATTGAGCTAAATAACCCTTCATAATTTTGACGCGCAAACTCGAGGATAGATGTAATTGTCACACCTTCTTGCATCATCAGCGAGATGAGAAGAGCTGTACGACCATCAAATTGTTTAATAGCTCCACCCAATCCAAGGTTAAGCTGATTAGTAGATTTGAGTTGACGGAAATTATTGCTTCCTGTTTCAGATCCCACTAGACCAGTTTGAGCCTTTATGACTGATGTTAAATGATAGTATAAATCTCCCTGACCAAGCTTAGTCCTAGTTTCATTTTGAACGTTCCACTCTAACTGCGGAGGAACTTCCCAGATACCATCACGTAGCTCTGGTATAGTTTCTATCTTTTCAGAAAGAGTTACCTCATCAACTATCGAAGATGGTTTTGTAAAGGTCCTGAAACCGCCGCCGATGTTAATGTATAAGTTTGCATCTTCATAAACGTAGCTCTTGATCTGAATCGAGAACGTATCTCCATCAGCAAATGGTGTAGCGCCAGCGTTAATGATGAATGTTACACCTGATGCGGTGCAAGATGATCCAAGCATTGCAGTAGAGATATTTCCAGTAACCGAGCCAGTCACGATGAAGTTGTTATCAGCGTGGCTCCAGGTAAGAGTGATTATCTCTGGAACGCAAGACGTAGCCACGCTAATTGAGCCAATCGTACCTTTACTAGGTTCTAAGAAAGAGATAACATCGGCACGATAGCCGTAGACGGCTCCATCACGTGTTGGAACAAATTGGCCAGTCTTAAATGATTGAAGGAAGGTGTTAGAACCCAGAGTAAATGTATTAGCTAGTAGCTCTGGTGTGTTTTGAACAGCTTGCTTTACCGTCGGACCCAAGTCATCCAGGTTGGTGATTAATGCTCCGTTGAGGTATGCATCATTAAGGTTTACAATCGCTGGATTATCTTGTTGAATGATTTGAACATATTCATTAGTCACATCATCAAAAGCGTAAACCTTAAAACGTGGCAATTGATTTAATGATGTTTTATCAGTCAAGAGCTCAGACTCTAATGACTTATTGAATTCAATGATGGGACGCGATGCTTGAATATATTGCGCCTTCTCGCTACGACGTAGCTTGGTGACGTGCACCCAAAAGTTTGTAGTTGACCAAGCCGACGCTCCTCCAACTTCAATCACCGCATACTCAGGTTCTCCGGTTGGATTATAGCTTGGAAGGTTAACTGGAACGTAGTAATAGTTCTTGTAGTTAAAGAACTTATCTTGATTGATCGTTGTTCCGCTATTATCATACTTGACGTAGCGTGGGAAAGCCTCCAGACCCTTTGTCCAGATAGTTCCCAGGTTGAACTGTAGCCCATCCCAGGTTTTGAAGAACATCAAGTCTCCGCCGTCAGAGACTAACGCGTGTTCAAATGTAAAGTCCGAGTTTGAATCTATCGCGAGACGACGCTCAACCGAAGCATCAACCGGGAATTCACTACCTTCGGAATAATAAAAGATCGATGAAGCATAGCTCGAGTGAGAACCATCACACAGGTAAAGATCAAATAGCGGAGGTTGATTGCTGCGAATCTTAGACACCAAGCGGAAGTTACCGCTATCTGATGGAGCGTTAGTAACATCCTGGTAGGTGTTTAGCTTTAGCTTTGACGAGTACTCAATGATAGGACGGTTTGCCTGAGTCAAAGCACCAAAGGAAACAATCCCACCATTTGTTTCTAGGAAGCTAATGATGTCGACCTTGTGAACCCAAAGGTTTGTCAATGACCAATCAGACCATCCTGGGATAGCTGGAGTTGGGCTTGCTGGATGGTGAGAAACAGAGTCAATTGGTCCGCGCTCGATCGTGTAATATTCTGGCTTATAAATCAGGTTAGAGCGAGCAAAAGCATCGGTTACGTTAGAGATAGCTGGCAATCCAAACGAAGAATAATCTAACGTTGGAGATTGCTGCACCCACGACCCGATCCAGAAATACTCTTGGAAATTACAAAATTTATCTATGTCAATCGGAGGAACAAAGTTGTAACTAGACGTCCTAAACCATTGGCCGATCGTGTTATAGTTTACACCTAGGAGGATAAGCTTTTGAACCAGATCTGGCCATGAATAGACTTTCTTTTCAGTACCATGTTCTGCGTAGATCAAAGAGGTGATCTGGTTAATCTGACGCTCAAGGTCAGTTTCATCTAAGGCTATCTCTCCAGCTGAAAGATCACCGTCACCAATGAATCCAAACATTGGTTGAGTGTCAGCCTTTGAGACATGACGGTTGAACAGATTCTTGAGCAAGGTGTCAAGAGTCTTGTCCCTGTATTGCTTAGGAAGGAGAGTCGTTAGATCGAGTGATTTTTTTGCCATAATCTCTGGAAGAAATCCGTGTATATGTTATTTACACCAGTGAGATCTTTCTAGAGATTAGGAAATTCCTGTTTACACTCCATAGGCTATGAGGTATAATATCTTATTGCTTGATCAACCGAACGAGGAATAGAATGGCCACTCTTAAAGAAGTAATGCACGACTTGATGGAATGCACGTACGATAACACCAAGGCCCGGAAGTTTGCTGATGTTGAAGTAGTCCAGTCTCATTACTCTCACGACACACGGTGGCCTGGCACACAGAAGAATGTTCACTTTTGGGTTGAGCTAGCCAATGGCAAGGCGGTTGGTTGGAACGAGAACCCAGCTACCGGATGGTCCTTTCCAGTCCACGTTATGAAAGTTGGAGTTTCATCGTTGCTTCAACGTCAATCGGTCAAGACCAGTAACTAGCTCGATGTTCTCCAGCTTAGCGCAGGATACGAACACCTCATCAGCCGCTGACCTAAGGTAAAATAGGTCACCAAAGTAATTGGTTGGAAACTCAGGAACCAAAACAACTGAGGAGATCTCTGACAATAGAGTCTTGTGGATGACGGCGCACAGTTCAGTCGCATAGAAGCTTTGACCGAAGTCCCAATTATCGATGCTAAAGTAGCTATTGATAACGTCCAAAACTCTAGCTCGAATCTGATCCCCTGTTAGTTTCGCGCTGTCAGAAGGAACTACTCGGAAGCGCGCGCGAAGCTCTGGAACAGCCTTGCTACCGAAGAGAAGCTTGAGCTTGCCAGAGTGCATGATCACCGAGTCAGAGATCATCTTGGATTCAATCAACGTGCGATACGTGCTACGCAGCTCTAAAGAGGTTGGTGGTGCAGGCTCGTCGACAAGCAAGTCGCGTAGATATTTTTGCATTAGAGCATAATATCCACGAGTGATCACATATACATCAATGATATTAGATACTGATGGATCTATTAGGTGATCATTGGCGGTAAAGTGTTGCCACATAAAGTCGAGCTGTTCACGTCCGGCCTTACGGACATAATTCCCAGAGGTGTCATTGATCCAGCCTTGATTTGCGATGAATGGTGTAGCCTTAATAGGAATAAGCTTACCTGTCAACGCGTCTATCGTAAAGTAAACATAATCAGTTGGACCGATGAAGCGAAGAAACTCAGTGGTGTCTGGGCTTTGAATCGTGTCGGTCATGATCGACAGCGCGTTGTAATTGGTTTCTCCGTTTGGATATTTAACGTCATTAACGACATCATAAACTTGATCGATACCAATCGCTTTAACGCGAGTTACGTCTAAATTAGACTTCAATATTCTTATTGAGTCATGAACTATCAACTTTGTGTCAGGATCTATTAAGTTAGAGTCTCTATCAAAGAAAAATTTAGTAGTAGGAGATTCAACAACCAAATTGAAGTTTCGCTTAGTAACTTTCCAATAGCTCAGCTGCCCTTGTGGATCATCAACACGCTCTACGATCATGTACCACGATTGAGATGGTTCAGTAGGATCATATGGCATCGCTTCAGAATTAGCCGTTAAGATATTCTCATCAATCAGCTCAAACACGCCTGTTAGATTTTGTTTATAAATGACGGCTGTTAATAACCCATCAAGCGTTGGGACCACATCAATGATAAAGGCGTCTCCTAGATAGATGCTAGTGTCGGTTGCGGCTTTTGGAAATTGAATCAAGAAGTGCATGTACTCATTGAGATAAACTTCTCCAACGATTCCTGGGGGGTGATCGCCTGTTACTGAGCCATGGACTGAAAATGTTCCATCAGTTCCAGTTATCTCCACGGTAACTGTTTCTGCTACTGAAACAGCTTGCTCAATGTCAGAGCCGTCTAGGTAATCAGCGTCAAGAATGTCAGCCGGATTTTGCGTCCATTGTACAATCCTAAGCTGTGAGGCGAATGGACGATCTGGATTGAACTGAATACCAAAGCGCTTCTGACGAATTGACGACTCTTGAATTCCTGAGATGTTTCCTGGGGTTGGTACTAAGGTGTATGTACCGGTGATAAAGTTTTTCACTACCATCTTCAAGTTAGAATCATAGATCAATTGATCTGTATCCCCATTAACGATCGCGTAAGGAGTCTTCGTAAGCTGAGATGTTTCTGATAGGTTAATGTCAAGCAAGACGGCGCTATCGGGTTCACCATACCAATGACGATCTAAAGCTCCTTGAATTAGAGTTTTTTCCTTGAGCGGATATCCAAATACAATTTGTGTCGTGTCTTCGATGAAGGCTGGTCGAGGGCGTATGAAAGCTTTCTTGAGAATGTTTGACGTATTATAAAAAGAATACAGAATCAAGTTCCTGATACCAGCGTCAGAGAGGGCTGGCTCTAAAACCTTATCAATCAAGCTACGAGCCGAAGATTGTATAGATTCTGTTCCTGCAGTGATATCATAGTAAATGCGAGCGTCATTACCAAACAATTTAATATTTTGATAATTACCAGACGCGTCATTCCAGTCAATGTACTTAGGCTGACCGGCAAATGTACGGTTGATCGCTTTTAAGCGAAGGATAGAAGGATCTTTTAGGAAAAAACTGTTGTAATCTTCTCCGTTGACCATACGATTTTGCGTATAGTATACCGCGGGAGCAGCTGCACGAATATGCTCAGAGTCCTCTGAGTCGGAAGAATTTTGCAGTGCAGAAACTAATGAATAGGTAACGGTGCAACTTTCTTGCTTACCGATCTTGGATGTGTAGAGAAATGTTTCTGATTGTTCTACGATCTGGCTTTTTGTGATTTCAATTCCACCGCTCGATGATTGGCGAGCCCAGATATTAAATGTTCCAGCTGGTATATCAGCAAAATCCCCATCACCAAACAATAATCTGATCTGGTCATCTTCAAGGGTCTCAATCTCGTACTTGGTACGAGATTGAATATTGTTGAAGGCTAGGTTAGATCCAGATACGCTTGGAACATTATCCCACTCTGTAGTTATCACTCCTTGCTGATCTACACTTTGCACCCAAACATCAACATCATTGATATTAGTCACATTAAGATCTAGAACTCTATTTGGAAGTTTCTTGTCAAAGGTGTATGTGTACTTTCCAAGGATTCCTTGCTTCAAGAACATCATAAAACCAGTGGTATCAGATGCATCTCCGTATCCATCATCTCCATATAGCAAGGTGAAGTAAGCGTTTTGATTTGGAGAACGTTCAAACACACCATCTTGGTCAACGTCGGCCGGAACTAGCTCAAACGGGATATCGACCCCATTAGAAGATACCTTTAAACGCAACACACCGTTACGGAATGAGCTGCGGTCTGATTCCGTTTCAACCACATTCTTGAACTCATATTGTGTAAACACCGTGTCATCGATCTGGAAAGACTTAAATGGATTACCAAATGACTGGGTTAAGATCTTGTTGATGACGATGAAGAATTGTTCTCTCCAGAGTTGATTGTTGGAATCATTCCACTTAACAACACGATTAGATAAAGAATTACCTTGAGAATCTCGAATGTCTTCCGATGTAGAGATGGAGTTGATCTTGACCAACCCTCGAAGTGGAATGTTCCTAGAAGCCGTGTAAGAGATCAACTTCGCTAAACGCAAGATAGATTGTTTTCTAGTGGCGGTAGGAAGCAAGTTCTCGTGGACAGACATGTCCACGCGGTACGCTAGCTGTTCGGCAATATAAGCGAACATCTCAGCGATAGCGACCAGCTGGCTCGACTCAATGTAATCATTGAAGTGCTCAGGGTAGTTGAACTTAAGATAATCGAGGAGAGATTGCTTGACCGAATCATAATCGTACGCGGTAAAGTTAACTTCCTCGAATGCCTTATACACTCTTTCCCAAGATTCGGCGGTTGATAACAGAGGAGATGTGGACATCGATTGCTCTCTAAAGAATTTGTAGGTATTTATAGTTGTTAGCTCCTCCAAGCCATGATAAATATTTCATGGTTACTTTCAAGCAATTTCTCAAAGAAAACGGTCTAGGTGTGGACCGCGGGGTAGGCGACGCCGAGCACCGTAAGAGCATCGAGCGATGGTTTTTTGATCATCTAGATAACTTCAAGCCAGGGAAGCTTTACCTCACCGACGATGGCATCGACTATGAAGCTAATATGGTGTTCAAGAGGAATGTCGCAGAATCTACATTCCCATTTAAGATGAATTCAGTTGATGGGGATATGCTGTTTTTATCATATTCTAGCATCTCTTCGTTTGAAAATTTTCCGAAAACTATCAACGGGAGCCTACAGCTCAATAACGCCAAGATCACATCTGTAGATGGAATTCCATCTACAATTTTAGGTTCTGTAGAGCTGTATGGAAATAAGATTAGGACGCTAAAGGACATTCACAAAAAGCTCAAGAAAATCAATGGATTTATTTCAATTGACGCGAATCCAATTCGAGGTCCAATCTTAGGTCTCATCTTGATCGAAGGTATAAGATCTTTACGATTCCCTAAAAATGCTATGATTAGCGGCGAATTTACTCCGAGAAATGCCAAGGAGCGACTCATGATGGCCTTTGGAATCGTCAACAAACATATCAAAGACGGCAAGGCCGGAGTTCTGGCCGCCCAAGATGAGCTCGAATCTCACCTGAAGCTTGAGGAGTTCGCTGGATTGTAGTTTACTTTCTCCAGTTAGTAGGTTATAATTAGCTTCACGATCAGCTCTCTCATTAAAATAGGAGACTACATGCAAGCTATTCACTACTCCAGCAAAGAGATTCAACCCGGATCTATCATCACCAGCGCCCAATCACCTTCTCCAACATTCAACATAGTTTGGCCAATATACAAGCAAGTAGCTGACGAGCTTGGTCTTTACTTTCCAAAAGCATATGGATATGCCTACGTAAATCGATCCCTACGGTCATTCGAGCACAAATACATCGTAGAAGCTCCAATCGAGTATGTCACCTACGGAGACTATGATCACTCTCTCTTTGTTGTCATGGATCGCTGTAATGAACTAGTTCCTGGATATCGAAAGCTGCCTCTTGAAGAAAGGTTGCGACAGCGAGCTATTAAGATCCGTGAAGAATCTTTCGCATACTTTAATTTTACGAATATCGATCCTGATCATATAGAAGCGATCTCTGATCGTTGGATCGTTCTTCCTAAATAATTCAATCCTAAAGGATTCCTATGGCTACAGAAATAGAACGAAAGTTTCTTCTCAACGATCACACGATATTTGACGGACTGCCAGGAAAAGAAATAACCCAAGGTTACCTATCAGATAGCGGCGTGGTTGTCCGAGTACGGACCATCAAGCAATGGATCTGCACGTCTGATCATTTTTACGGATACTTGACCATCAAGGGTAGCGGACTCGTCTCTCGAGACGAGTATGAGTATGAGATCCCGTATGAAGACGCGCTCGAGATGCTTGACAAGCTTGCCATCTACACCATCTCAAAAACTCGATATGAATTTGAATTTCGAGGTCACGTGTTCGAAATAGATAAGTTTCATGGGGCTCTTGAAGGTTTTATGATGGTTGAGGTTGAGCTTGCATCAGAAGATGAGGTGGTTGACCTACCACCATGGATAGGGAAAGAAGTTAGCCATGATCCTCTATATTCAAATTTTTCTCTCGCTGAGCTAGGTATGCCACCAAATGACCAAGATATAATGGATTCTGAATTATGAAGATCATTGATGCTAAAATACGGACGGTCGAAACGCTAAATGTTTCGGTTAAACTCAACGAAGATATCATTCTAAATGCGTTACGTGATGAAGCCCGCTTTGCCAGTCATTCAATGTTAGAATCTGTGCTCGGCCATAATTCTTGTGATGGCTGGGAAATCAAGTCGGTGAGCTTCCAAGTTCCTGGCGGGGGTGATTGGTCTGGGATGGACATCGACCTTAATAACATGAAGTTTGATATCGTATTGGAGAAAAAGACGTGAGAATTAACTTTCGGGTTTGGATCTTTCGTGTTGATATCTTACCACGTCCAAAGATCACCCTAGACGTACGTAGAAAATTGTTTTAGCGAGAGGTGATCTCGATGCGCAGGTCTTGAACCACCTCAAACTCAATATAGTTAAGCCGAGCGATAACAATCAAGATTCCCTTTTGCGTTATCGGTAAGAAATCAAGGTTGAGCATCTTTACCCTTGGCTCATTCTTGAAGACCGTTGTTAGGTCATCTAAGATAATTGCTTGAGTTTGAGGATCATCAAGTTCAAACACCATCAATGGGATGCTTGTTCCATATCTAGGCATGTGTAATCTCTCTCCGCGCACAGTAAAGATCTCATTCAGCAAGTCTTGCTGAATGCATTCTACGTTGTATATCGCAAAGGTCCCGCCCCTCTCCGCGTAGTTGCGTGTGGTAAAGCCCTTGTAAAATACTTTTTTAACTTTGTTGAACATGATCTTATCCTACGTACTTTTTGTTGCGTTGTGTTTTACATTGACCTTCATCTTCATCTCTGACCCACGATTCATGTTTTGGAACTACCATCTTGTCCTTAATCGTGTCTCCACTAACAGCATCAGCTGAAGATGCCGTCTCAGCTCCTCCTGCATCATCATAAGAAAATACTGGTTCCATCATAACTTCGCCAGCATACATACCTAGGACCCCCTCTCCTCGCGTTGCGATAGAACCTCCAGCCAAGTTAAGCGTCGCGCTAGCTTCTAGGTTAATATTTCCACCCATGGAGCTTAAGTTAATTGGACCGTTGCCTGTTAGGTTAACAGCGGCGCCATCTGAACGAACTTCCACCGCGTCAACTGAATTAATGAAGATGCTGCTAGATCCCGAACTAGCGTCCTCAGCATAATCTCTAACTAACCCCAAAGCTTGATTTGCATATGGAGGAGCGTTGCAAGCTGATGATTCGCCAACCCCTCCAGATGATGCACCGCCTGTAGTTTTAAGGTGGATCGACCTTGATGCCGTAATCTTAATGTCAGCTGCAGACGATAAAAATTGCAATCCCATCTTTGATTGAATCTTTACACCGCGCTCTTCAGATTGAATATTTACTCGCTTCTTGGCCACGATGTTAATGTTTGAATCGGAGTACATGTTAATATCATTCTCCGAGTGGAAGTTTAACTTAGAAGACGAGTAAAAATAGATCTTACCATTTGTTTCATCAAGCTCTATATAATTTCTACCTTGCGCCGTAGAGATGTAGATACGTTCGTTAGTATCATCTAGGATGATCTGTGTCCCGGCGGTCGTCTTAAATCTCATGCGACAATTATCATCAACGTCTGACATCGTGATGAAGTGTCTACCCGGTGTAGTAAGAGAAACTACCTGAGAATCTGCTTGGCTTGGATCCATTGCCTTCGTGGCATATCCATCATCTCTAGGTTTATTATCATTCTTGTTAGATGGGTGAGACACCGAGCGCTCCCAACCGCCGCGCGTCTTAAAGTGTTGAGCTCCCAAAGCTAAACCAGCTTCCTTTAAGTTTTTCGCATAGTGTGGCATTGCCTTCTGAGGATAAACTCCAGTTTCGTCAATCTCAGATGAAGGTCCATCTGGTCCGTTGATCGCCTGGGGTAGAGTACGATTCATCTCTGGCATGTAGATACAACCCAGCCAGAATCGAACTGATGGATCTCCTTCTAGAAAACCGCACAGCACCTGGGCACCATTTTTAGGGATGGCCCAGAATCCATAGGAAGAAGCTCCTGGTACATCTTCTTGCTCTCGACCAACTTTAAAGTTAGCCGTCACCCCACCATACGGAGACACATACATCGCCCACGGGATTTCTTCGATGGTATAATTAGAGCTGTCCATCGATGGAATCCAGATCTGCAGACGTCCATGCTCAGCAGGATCAGCATTATTCTTGACGATGCCGATACAAAGAGATGTATTAAATCCGTGGGAGTTAGCGTGTTTCATGAGATCCCTTGTGCAAACTTCTTTTGAGCTTCTGGAGAGATCGTAGTGATTAAGTTTTGAGTAAACAATCCATTGCTAAAGTGATGCTCAACCGATAAAAGTTGATACCAACTAGTGTAGAAGAATGGGCGCTTAAATTGATCTCGGATATTAACCTTTATCCAAATTCCACCCTTAGTACCGAACCCAAGGTTCTGACCGTCTGGTGTAGGGATGCAAGGAGCTAATAGTTGGTAATATCCCCTAATTCTAAATGATTGGTTAGCGCTACCGCTGACGGCCATCATAAGCGTGTCAAAAGCTAAACCCTTTGATAATACTGCATCGTGCGTACTATTTGGATAACCACGTTTTGCATCTCGAACGTCGGTTGGCATCGCATCGATATCATTTTGAGAGATCTCTCTCGCAACAGATTGAGTTGATGATTGAGGATTCTTATCTGGATTTTGAGCTCTATCTGGAACTATTGGACCACGCGAGGTTACCCCAGGATTAGCCTTTGGAGATTTTGGATCTTGTCCTGTCTCAACTGGAACAGCTCCAGATTTAGTAGATGATAGATATCCCAAAATATTGTTGTACTTAATTGCAAAGTCCATCACATCAACATTCTTACCAGGATCAGAAAATAAGTAATCAAAGAAAATTTCTCCCGCCCCTGGAATAGATTGTCCTGTGTAAACATGAACATGATACGCTAAGATAACTTCACTATCTGTGAGTTCAACCCTGGCGGTATATGTTGGAATTTTAACATCTGGATGCTTTGGCTGCTGTAAGCCGGCGGCTGAAGCATAGATCATATCAGTCACGTCCTTACTACTCATGACAAGTTGTTTGATCCATTCCATAATAGTTAGATGACGATCAAGCGGTATTTGAGCTACGTCTCCAGGCTTAAATGACTTAGTAGTTACCAACTTCAAATCTCCAACTATCTCTGGATCATACGTGATTTGATATCGAATCTTTCTACCTACCGTTCGCTCTTCTTCATAAACAAAATCTTTATTGTCATTGAGCTTATTTTGCAAGAATGTTAAAGCTTCTGGTAAAGTTTTAGCTTTAATGTACACGTCCTTATTAGTATATGCTAGAAGATTAGCGAGTCGATTATCTGGGGTCGGTAATAGTCCGCCGGCCGATATTTGAAATAAGATGCTATATCGGCCACCCATGTGGTTAAATTCAGCTTCTATCTTATCAAGCTTCATGGGAATAACGATTGCTGGTAATGTTTCAATTGAATTATCTGCATATCGCCCAACAAAGAATATCTTTAAAACAAACTGAATGCTTCCAGCAAAGTTAGACACATTATATTGACGTTTTAGCTCTTCTAACTTCTCAACAAAAGATACTCCGTTTGGTTCAAATACTGTCATCGAAACGTTCCCGGCCGGGGACATGATGTTTTCAGTGTTAATGAAAGGACCGGTGTAATGATACTTAACATCATCAATAGTTTGATGAGCATCTCTTCTGGTGTTAATCAACAGTGTACCGTTTGGAGCATATGGGGTGGTCACCGCGTTTAAATCTTGAGTTTCTAATGACTTAAGAGCGTCCCAAGTGCTGGCCGCATGGAGCTCAAAGTGATAAACATAGCTCTTGAAGGGATCTAGTATATTTGCTGGATATGCCATATATTTTATTTGTTCCTAGTCGATGGAACTCCTCCAGGAGCTCCTGCCGTTAGCTCTTTCTTAATACGATCCATCGTCGGTATCATGAGAATCTTTCCCTCAATTAGCTCGGTCGCCGGGTCGAGGATACCGTTGAATTGACAGATGATCCACCACAAGTTATTATCGCCATAGAATAAGAATCCTAATTGATCTGGACGACTTTCATATTTCTTCTCCATCACGTAAAGTAGGTCTGAAGGGTCACGGGTCATGTTAACTTTATCCCACCACTCTAAGGCGAAGATCGATCGTTCGGTCGTTCCGCCAAGAACGTAACGACCGTTCTTTGTATTGTAAGTAGAATCTTTTAGAGAGTATGCCATGTTATGCGTCAGGGAAAGATGGTCCGTCGTTTGACAGAGAGTTACGGCCGAACGTATCAGCTTCAGCAACAACGAATGGTTGGTAGCTGTTAGATTGAGATGTTAGGTTTGGATCTAGGTTACCGCTAGCATCAGAAACATTACCAGAGCTACCATCAACTGTATAACCTTCTGGAATCGATGGTGGTGGATTTGGATTAGAGACCAATGGAGGGGGTGCTGTAGTTGGAACCTGATTAGCGACTGGGGCGCTCACACCAGAGATAAACTGATTGTTAGTGATCGAAGAGATTCCCTTTGTAACTGATGACAATTGTGGGCTATTATTGACGATGGATGATAACGGATTTTGAGACAGGTCAGCGTTAGCGATCTGATTGAATAATCCACTAATCTGCTGTTCTGCGGAGATCGCCTTTGTCGCTAACCCTTGGAAAGATAGATTATTACCAAGAGAGGAAAATGGAACACTGCCGCTTAAAACAGAACCAGATGCATCCTTGATCTTCCAAGGAGTAACTTGTGTGATCTCTGTCGCTGAATAGATCTCTTCTAGATCAACCGACAAAACTCCGATCACTGGCATCGGCTGTTCACCGTTGAAGATATAATCAACCTCATCTGTAAATTGCCAGCTGTACGTACGAACAAAACAAGACAGCTGCTTGATATTTGAGTTAGCATACGCGGTAAGATAAACGATCGGTGGCGTAGCTCCAGAAGCTCCGAAATCAGGTTGAACCCAACTGCGGATTAGGTTGAGGTACCTAGCATTGATCGTTGCTTCGTCGGGGGTGCGTGACACCAACTTACCAGACACCTGGTAAGAACGATGAGATGTTCCACGATAAGCAAACAATGAAGTTGGTAAGTGGACAACGTTGTATTGATCCCAAGACGCCGTCCTCGATTCAGTCACAGGAGATGAGGCTTCAAACGTTACTGTTTGACCCATGCATGTAATTGATACTTTATAAGCTGATGCTTCCATTAGGATACTCTATTTGTGAGCGGAGACTTGATAGGGTGGTTAAACTGGTCTATAGTTAACGGCATCACCGGTTGTCTTACCGCTAAAGCGTTGTTGCTTTGAATTCCTACCACTATATTTCCAAAGTGATCATATAATCCTCCAGAGTACAGTGGTTGTCCATCTGCGCCAGTTTGGTACTTGATGTTGTTAATATTTCCAAGGCCTGAACGTTGAATTAAATCGCTCCTAAAGTATGGACCACGGTTTGGATCATTGAGATCTACGCCATAGTAATCATAGACGAAAATTCGTAGATCAGAAGATCGTCCATCAGATGGCGGATTAAGCTTCACTGGGTTATTTTTATACTTACTATCAACCAATGACGATTGTATCGCGTACCCGAGCGCATCATATGAAAGCTGAAGAGGTTCTCCTCGCTCATCATAAAGCTGGTTAAACCTGCGGGCTAGCATCGAAGAGTTATCAACTGATGGGTTATTTGCCGAGTGGTAATTTGTATCCTTGGAAATGGTTCCAGTTACCCTCATAGTATTTCCGGTTGTTATCTCAACCATTGATCTATGAGACAGAGAAACTGAGGGGCCTGAGTTATTTAATAGCTCATTAACGATAGAAACAGGGATCAGTCGAAAAGATGGCAACAACCTGAAAACAACATAATCTTCATAGAAGTTAACTAAATTATTGTTATTGTCATAGCTAGTCGGTCGACCCTCATCTCTATAAACTCCGATCGTGATCCACTTTCCGCGAAACGTCCATTGTTTAGCTCCCATCGTCGGCTCTGGAGTGATGATCAGCCTGCAACTTCCATCATGGTCATTATCTGGGATGTACGTTGCACAATGATCTGGAACCGTAAAGCTCGACAATGGAATTGAGTACGTATCGAAAAAAGAATTGAACGTGTCTAAAAGCGGTGGCTCCGTAGACGGTGGTGGGAACGTATCTATTGTTAGGTCCTCAACTGGAGGAACCTCTAAGATATCAGTAAATGGTCCAGATGTCATTTAACTTCCTTCAACTTAGCGATGATCAGGTCCGCGATCACGGGATCATACTTACCAAAGTAATTCTTAAACAACTTACGATGCTTTTCTTCATCATCCTTCGCGTCTTTAATTTCTTCTCTGATCTGCGTTCCTGAGATCCCATCGACCTTCATAGGAACGGCGACGTAATACCCCTTCTTCTCCTTGACGTTCATCATCTTGTCAACGTCCAAGTCATCTGGGACCGGCTCAAAGAACTTTGATTCGCTATATCGTTCGATGTCCTTCTTCCCTACTGCAGCTAGGTATACACAGTCATATCCCTTATATTGTGAGAAGACCTCGGTTGGCTTGAACGTTGGATTCTTACACTGAACGATGCGGCGTGGTTCAATGCCATAAATAGTTGTGATGATTTCCAACTTCTCCTTGTAGGTGAACGGAGAAATATCACCGTCTTTAGGATCAAAGTTCGTTTTATCGGACGTAGCGATCCACACGTTCTCCTTACCATACTTCTTGCAGAGCCAGAGGTAGACGTGGTAGTGACCGCGATGGAACGGTTGAAACCTGCCACCGTACACAACAACCAATTTATTGGTGCGCTCATCCTCGAAAAGTTCATGTAGGTGCATCTGGTGGCTCCATAAATATCTTGTAATCTCTATTTATGAGATTATTGTCTGCAAAAAATTCTCTCTGGAACTATTTTAAGTTACAATTAAGAAGTTATAGTAACCAAAGAGGTAACGCTCACTAGGAAATAAAAAATAATGGCCGCCCCAAAAAGAACCAAAAATTCGGATGCTCCCGAAGTAACCGCTAAGTATTACCTCACCAACAGTCGTCTACTACCAGAGGTGATCAAGGCCAAGTCAGAAGGTAAGTTGACAGATGAGCTAGCCAAGATGTTGATGATGCTGACTCGTAAGTACGCGATGAGACCATGTTTTTCTAGCTACACATATCGTGAAGATATGGTATCAGAAGCACTTGCAAATCTTTGTCAGAATGCCCTCAAGTTTAATCCAGAAAAATCGGATAATCCCTTTTCATTCTACACCTCGTGTATTAACAATTCGTTTTTGCAGTTTCTGAATATCGAACGGAAACACCGTAGGATCAGAGATCAATTGTTGATCGACATGGGTGAAAATCCAAGCTACAACTTCAGCGATGAAGTTCAGCGAAATCAAGGCGGGGAATATTCCGCTGAGTTAAATGAGCTCACCACGCAGATCGCCGAAGCTAAGATCAGGGTTGCCCAAGAAGCAGCCAAGGCTTTAGCTGATAAGGAAGCTGCAGAGCTTGAGGCTGCCGCGCTAGCGCTAGCCACCACGGGGGTTGCACCAGACATCAACATCGAAGTAGAGTTTATCATCGATGAAGATGACGTAGATCTTGAAAAGATCGATGTAACGGTGCAAACCTTGTTTAAGTTTTAAATCACATAACCATAGGAAAAATTATATGCGCGAAGTAAACATTGAGCGAAAGAAGCTCCTTGAGATCATCAAGACGAATCGTACGGTCCACCTTGAAGAATATGAAGCCTCCTTAGCAGCATACCGAATCGCCGCCATCAAGCTGATGAAGGCAAACCTTAAGCAAGCCGAGAAGGGTGGTGAGATAGAACAATTTGTCAATTGTGTTAAACCAAACTCAATGGAAGAAACTTATAACACCGCTATCTCGATGCTTGAGCTGTCTGAAGATGATCTTATCTCACTCACTCTTCAAGAATTTAGTCAATATGTTGAAGATAAGTGGGGTTGGCGTGGACAGTTTGATGCTGTAGCGTCGTCTTATGGCGTAGGTGGCTCTAAGGGTCCACGTGGATCAGCTGGATTGTCAGGCGCGCTTGGAGGATTTTGATCATGCTGAACAAACAAAAGACTCTCTTACACGTTAAGGTTGGACAAAATCCATCTAAATATCAATTAATCGAGATCAAGGAAATGGTCGAAGCACTTCTTGTTAATATGAATTTGACAGATGTTCAAGTTTTAGCCACAAATGAACTTGTTCAAATTGAAACTATCTACTTAGAATGAAAAAACCAGTCGACTTCAAAAAGATCGGGATGTTTACGGATATTCATTTCGGGCGAAGAAGTAACTCAAAGATTCACAATCAAGATTGCTTAGATCACATAACGTGGTTTTGCGATAAGATCAAGAAGGCAGGTGATTATTCTCACGTTGCCTTCTTGGGAGATTGGTTTGAGAGTCGATCGGCGATTAACATCGAGACTATGGAGTACTCTTATGAAGGGTTAAAGATGCTCAATTCGTTGGGTATCCCAGTTTATTTTATAGTGGGTAACCATGACCTTCATCGTCGTACCACTAGGGATGTTCATTCCGTTAGAATGTTCCAAGAGATGACAAATATCATCGTGATCGACAAGCCTACGGTTGTAGATAACTTGCTTTTCTCTCCGTTCTTGTTTGAATCAGAATACGCGGCCATGATTCAATATAATGACATGTACGCGTTTTTGGGTCACTTTGAGTTTAAGAATTTCGTCATCACCGGACATAATACGGTCATGGAGCATGGGCCAGATCATAAGCTGTTCAATGGACCAAAGAAGATCTTTTCTGGACACTTTCACAAGCGTCAAGCAAATGATAATGTTATCTACATTGGGAACGCATTCCCAATGGACTTCGGTGATGCGAGCGATGATGAACGAGGAATGTGCACCTACTTCGTTCAACAAGATAAGGTCGTCTTTGACAATTGGACTGATTGTCCATCTTATCTTAAAACCTCCTTGACAAAGGTCATAGCTGACAGCTGGTCTCCGAAACCTAAGATGAAAGTGAAGTGTATAATCGACGTTGAACTAGATTATTCAGCTGCCCAGGAGCTTCGGGATGGAATGATTGAAGCTTATCAGCTTCGAGATTTCATCCTAGAAGAAGATAGAGCCGCAAAGCAAGGGATACTAGAGGGAGACTCGGCTAAGGTTACCGAGGACATCGGAGTAGATTTTTCTAGCATTGATGACATGGTGATCAAGCAGCTTGAGGCAGCAAAAGATGACAAGGCTTTAAAGGTTGATGTTGCCACTCTGATAGAGCTTTACAAGAACATCGTAGTAGAAACCATTGAAGGAGATACAGATTGATGAGCAATCCTTTAGAGCCTTGCGTTAATTGCCGTTGGTCTCATGGTGATAAGGGCTGTTGGACAGCCCCCAACGCAATGCTTGCTCCATTTAAGCTAGATGATTATGTTTTCTATGAGTGGTTAATGTCACATATGACAATCGAGCTAAGTCAAGATCTCTACGGAGCGTATGGCATAGATATGCTTCAAGAACTTCAAGCTCTTTATAAAAGTGACAAAATTAAAAATATTCTCATGGGGACAGTATGATTACTAAATTATCTACCGAAGAACTTATGAAGTGCCAAGAACCAACTGATGATGAGATTCGTGTCTACATGGAATACCATGGTGAAACTTATTACAGCGCTCGTGAATACCTCCGCGAGCAAGCGTACGGTGGGAAACCACCAGGGTTTCAAAGCTGGGGTGATTATTGGAAATCATTTTGATGATCTGTGAACGTTGTACTGTCGAAATGGTTCCTGGAATCGCAATTAAGACACAACCATTCGGCCGGGCGCGCATATGTCAATTTCATGTTGAGGTGATCACCGCAGAGAACCTTGAGTTGATCGGGTGTTACAAGTGTCCTGAGTGCGGCTATTCAGATGATGCGCTCTTAATAACTGAAGTACCAACCATTAGGTGATACAATGACTGATGATGAATATGAGTTAATAAAAATGATCGGAGACGTGTGGAACAAATTCTGCGCTCTCCCTCGAGAGCATCCATGCGAAGCAGATGAATTCTGCATTAACATTCATTCGCTTCAGCATAAGGTAATGGCGAGACAATCTCGTCGTTGGATCAGGGAACAAGAACGGGAAATGAATGAGCCAAGAGACAATCTTTGAGAAGGTCAGGTTTAAGAACTTCCAATCATTTGGGAATGTTTGGACGGAGATACCACTTAATCAGCGAGGGACTACCCTTATAGTTGGAGAGAACCTAGACCAGGGTGGATCATCTGGAGCAGGGAAAACTACCGCGATGTCGGTGGTATCATATTGCCTGTATGATAAGATCCCATCTGGGGTCTCTAAGGACAAGATGATCAATCGCACTAACGACAAGAAGAACACGTCGATGGAAGCGCAGTTGTATTTTAAAAAGAGCGGTCAGGAGTACATGATCCACCGCCGCCGCGGAGTAGACACCGGTGTACAGCTATTTCACAATGGGAAGGATATCACACCAGCTTCGGTCGGCAACGTCAACGATGCGATCGAGGAGCTGATTGGTTTCTCCTACAACCTCTTCAGCCAGATCGTGCTGTTTAACGGTAACTCCAAAGCATTTCTTGACTTATCTGTCGGGGACCAGCGAGCCCTGATCGAGGAGCTGTTTAAGATCACGATGCTATCGAGGAAAGCCGCCGTCTTAAAGAAGCAGTCCACCGATACCTCCAAGGCGATCGACCTGATGAAGGTTCTGATCAAACAACAAGAGCTTCAAAATGATGGTTTTTGGAAGCGCGTCAAGGAAGCTGATGATAGGGCTAACCGATGGATCATTTCACATGATGCCGATGTTAAAAAGCTAGAAGAAACTATCATCGCGATTGAGAATGTCGACTTTGACAGTGAAGAACAGCTTCACCAACGAATAGTTGAGTTAAACGCTGACGTTTCAGAGCTTGAATCGTCGAGCCGAGAGCTAACATCTCAAAAGCTGAGCCGAGAGCGTGAAAAATCTCCTCTACTAGCGGAGTATACAGTCGAGACGGGGAGATATGGAGAGCTTGATCGCGCGTTAATCAAGCTTGTTGGAGAACTTGATCACCTTAGGAAAGATAAGTGTCCGTATTGCTTACAATCATTCGCCGCAGCTGGTAAAAAGATCAGCGAGCTAGAGGTTGGGAAGGCTGGTCTTGAAGAGCAGCTAGCCGAGAAATTTACGGCGATGGATTCCATAAAGAAACAAATCACTGAGTTCAACCATGATGTTCAAGTTGACGTTAAGAAGCTAAGTGATAATATCGATGTTATTAAAAAGAATATTATCATTGCACGCGATGAGATAACCGAACTTCAATCTGTTCTTTCATACAAGAGCTTAAAAGATCACGTCACCGCACAAGCTGCTATATCTTCGATGAATGATAGACTTATTAAGCTTCGTGATGAGAAAAATCCTCACACCGACGTTATAGATGCCTTGGCAAAAGAAGGAGAGATCCCAATAGATCACAAGGCACTCGATGATCTAGTTAACTTGCAAGCTCATCAGTTGTTTCTAGTTAAGCTATTAACGGACAAGAACTCTTACGTTCGTAAGAACCTGATCTCTACCACAACACCATACCTCAACAAGCGGATCGGTTATTACATCGAGAGGCTTAACTTGCCTCACGTAGTTCTATTTCAGCCTGACATGACTTGCGAGATTAGCGAGATCGGTCGACCGCTAGACCATGGCAATTTGTCAAATGGAGAGAAGAAGAAGCTTAACCTGGCTCTGTGCCTATCCTTCCGAGACGTACTAACTTACTTACACTCCAAGGTTAATGTTCTATTCACCGATGAAGTTGATGGAGGAAGCATCTCTGGTAATGACGTAGATTGCTTGATCGCGTTGTTGAAACATAAGGCATGGGATGACAACTTAGGAATCTATATCATCTCTCACCGTCCAGAGTTCGAAGGAAGGTGCGATCGTAATATGGTTATCAGGAAGGAACAAGGATTCTCAACCTTGATCCTACAACCAGAGGGATAAATAACTTCCTTAACTGGAGTCTTCTATGTTACAAACGCCCGCCATCCTTTATGAGAGCCAACGTGGAATCGACATCTACGTCAATAACTTGTCCACGACAATTTCTGCCGATGAACTACGCAACACCATGCGGGCGATCCAGATTCAAATTACACGTGATTTCTTTCCGGTGTGGGGTATCAACGCCAACCTACAAGTTTATGATGTTCACCGAGCCTACAACCAATGGCAGATCGTTATCCTTGATAACTCAGACGTAGCTAATGAGCTCGGATATCATGACGTAACATCAACAGGTAACCCTCTCGGTAAAGTATTCGTCAACACTGCTGGAAACTTTAACTTTCCGTGGTCCGTCGTCTTTAGCCACGAGATCCTTGAGATGTTGGTTGATCCTTACTGTGAACTTGCAGCGTTTAACCAAGACTCGCAAACTACTGGACAATTAATTGCTTATGAGGTTTGTGATCCCGTGCAAGCACACGGTGAAGGTTATCAAATTGGTAGCGTTGAGGTAGCAAATTTTGTATACCCTGGTTGGTTTGAATCTTCTTATCCGGCTGGAAGTAAGGTTGACTTCTTAAATGCCCTGCCGGCCCCATTAACGCTAGGCTCTGGCGGTTACATCTCGCTCTTCAATGTCAATCCTACTACAACTGGCTGGACCCAAGTAACTGCAGCTTCCCGCAGTATCGGAGATCCGATGCCGTCTAAGGAACGATTAGCTCTTCGAAATAAGGTCAAGGGCGAGCGAGTTCTTTCTAACCCAATGGGTGCTGAGCCTGTTATAATGTCTCAACATGCAGCCCTAAATCCAGCCAATCCTAAACAGGTTGATAACTATCACGCCCATAGGATGCCGCTTTCACGAACAGTAAAGAGATAAATTATATGTCAAAATCAAATTATAGCGATGAAGTAGAGCTCGGTATAGTCGCAGCCAAGCATGAAATTATTCCTAACCTTTGGTTAGGATCTCACCCATCGTCAATTCATGACATGAAGTATGTGTTTGCGCTTAATGGCCGACCGACATATCATGTCGCAATAGGTCAAATGGTTGTGTGTCAGCCATTCGATGATGCAGAATATATGCCAAAGATTGAGATGATTCATACATTGGCGAAGATGGTGCTAGATTGTATCAAGAAGGGTCCAACGTTAGTCCATTGTACGGCCGGCATAAATCGATCAGCATTGATCGTAGCCCTAGCTCTAATTTATCAAGGCAAGAAACCGTTAGATGCTATTGCTCTAATTAGGTCAACGCGCTCTGAAATCTGTCTCTCAAATAAGACATTTGAGCGTTGGTTACTAGATAAAGCTGAAATTGAGTCTTGGATGAAAAAATAGTTGGATACCTTCGTAAGCATTGTTTGTTATAGAGACCTTGACGTCATCAATACCGTCAGGGATATGATTGAGACCGCGAAATATCCAGAGAAGCTTCACATATGTGTCATCATCCAAGATGAGATGCCGAAGTGGCGAGATTATGTGTGTATCCGTTCTTCGCAAGTTGAGCTACACTTCTTTGAATCAAGCTGGGCAGAAGGTCCGACCAAGGCTCGTGCAGAAGCATTCAAACATTACAACGGAGAAAAATACTTCTTTCAATCTGACAGTCACATGAGGTTTGTGCCTCAATGGGATCTCAAGTTGAAACTGGAGCTTGAAGGGTGCTTGGCTGAAAAGCCCGTCCTAACAACGTTCCCTCCTAATTTTGTTATCGCCACCGGTGAACGGTATGAAGCTGAATTCAATGAGCTAAAGCTTCACCATTTCTATCAGAAGATACCCATCACCGTCGGGGCTGCCATCTCCATGAAGATGTACAAGCCTACCGCTAAACCGCTGATGACTCCATTCATCGCTGCTGGAGTTTTATTTTCTCGTGGAACCATCTGTGAAGATATTCCATGTGATCCATATTATTATTTTCACGGAGAAGAATTTTCAATCGCGATGAGGCTATGGACAAAAGGTTACACCAGCTTCTCACCACGATTTTGTTTTTGCTATCATGCGTATCGACAATATCAACAGCACGAGCACCATACCATCCAGTCAGCCAGCCCCCATGATTCATTTTTGAATAGTAGATCTATCGAGCGGTGCCTGGTGCTGGTTGGGTTAAAATCTTCTAGGGATGCGCTACCCACTTCTATCATCCACCTAAATAAATATGGTCTTGGTAACGTTAGAACGATAAACAGCTGGGAGAGCACCTTTGGAATCAACCTAAGGGAACAAACAGCTGAACCAAGAGCATATTATAACCCAGATGAGAGAAGATGATGAAGATAAGTAAGCGCGAAGAAGCCATCAGGAAGGTAATCTTTAGCACCATGTTTGAAACCCTAGAAACTGGACGTAGAGCGATGCTTAAACGCGTTAATGGTTGCGTAGATGTTAAAGTTAAGCAAACGAGCTCAGGAACACTTTTCACTGTAGAATTTTTTGACACTGAAATAATTAAATGTAAAGCAATGTTTGTCAAACCACCATGTCCGAAGAAGTAATTAAAAAGAAAAGGGTCAACAGCAAGGCCAAGGGCGGCGGGTTTGAGAACAAGGTCTGTAAGATCTTGACCGAAGCTCTACCACCGATGCAATTTCGTCGGTCACAATCATCCGGTGCTATCCTCGGCGGAGTTAACAGTCGATTCATGCACCGTTACTCAAATGCGGCGGCGTCTTTATTTGTAGGAGACGTAGTTCCTACCAATGAAGAAGATGTGTTCAAGGATCATGGTTGGAAGCTTCGGTTCTCGCTCGAGTGTAAATTTTATAAAGAGTGTGACTCCTTTGACATGCTTTTTAAACCCAACACCCAGATTCGTGGGTGGTTTGAGCAAGCGTCAACCGATGCCCAGAAGGTGTCTAAAGAGCCACTATTGATCTTCAAGTTCAATCGCACCGAGACCTACTGCGGCGTTGATACGATCACAACTAAACCCCCTAAGAATACCAGCGCCACATTGACGATGGTATATAATGAGCCGTACAGATCCATTACAGTTTTCCTGCTAAAGGAAGCTCTATTAGATTTGGATTGGTGGAAAGTTTCCTAATATGTGGAGGCAAGTATGTACTTGATCATAGATTTAGCGGTGATGGCGACGCTACCATATTGGTGGCCAACCTTCATCGTGGTGTCATGGGATCAGGTTCGGTTCTTGAGCCGCGCCTGGGAAGAACAAGAGCAATGCGAGCATTACCTAATGTAATTTTAAACGATAAAATATATGAACTCAAAGAAAGCAAAAGCACTGCGGAAGCTTGTCCGCAATCTCCAAAAGCAACAAGGTGAGCTCCCAGTTCACGAATTCATCACCGTGAAAAATACAGCTAAGGATGTCATGGTCCAAAAGTCTGGAGAGGACGGGGAAGTTGGAGTTGAAAAGCTCCACGTATTCGACGGACAAAAACGAGTAGCTCCACGATCACAGCGAGCTGTTTATCTCCACCTTAAGAAGGAGATGGAGAAGATCGAGGATTCTCGCCGTAAATGATTCCAAAGGTTTATAAGCCTCGGAAGTCATCGCACCTAGAGGCTCAACGAAGCTTTGAGCTACAATATCGAGATGTTAATCCGTCTCGATGGTCCTCAACACAGCGTGTACAGGTTGCCCACATCATCAAGTGGGCATCGGTAGGCTTTGCGACCAGAGAATCAATAAAGCTGTCCAAGTCTCTTTTCGTTAAAGAGCTTGGACAGCGAGGTTACGTCAAACACATCAACACGGTGTATCCACTAGTTCAAGGACATAACCTTGGGGCTGGTCAAATTTCAACCTATGATTATCGCGGATTGTTGAAGCAATTGGTTCGGTGGATTAAGGACCAAGGCCAAGCCGCGGTCGATGAATTCATGAGCTTCTTTAAGAGCGTTCTCCAGTTTATTACGGAGCAACATGGGAAGAAGATGATGTGGTTTTTAAAGATGGTTTGCTATTGGGTGACTTCATTCAAGGTTATTATTCGTGATTTAGTTAAAGATAAATCAACTGTAACCACTATACATGAATCATATAAAGATTTCAAGCGCCAAGATGTGAGTTCCTCGGCGGAGAGACCTGCCATCGGAACTCAAAAAATTAAAACTGATCCATGGATCATCGATTTCTTGAAGCGTTGCGGTAAACTTCAACCCAAACAAATCTAGGTTTCAAGTAGTGCCTCGGACCAGAAGCCGGTCCTCTTCAGGTGTCGGCTGGCGCCTTCCACCATACTCGGCTATCGCCTCGGTAATTAGTTGTTTACTTCTAGTCTTAGTCAGATTATAATAAATCTATCGACAGGAACACCTTAATTAGGAGCTACCATGCAAGATTTCAACGAAGACTATAAAGACCTCAAGCAAACTGCTATCATCGGTGGAGTTCTTTATGTCTTAGGTCGTATCCTTCCAAACTGGATGAAGGATGGTCTAACTCTTATCTTTTGGGTACTTCTGATTTTTGGAGCTATCGCTCTCTGGAGGGTTGGATTCTACGGTGGACTTTGGGAAATTTTGGTTCCAGTAGGTCAAATCATCTGGGCATTCTTTAAGATGATTTTTTGGAACCTACCAGGAGATTTGATTTGCTATGTTTTTACCGGTCATGGTTGTACAGAATTTGCAGCACTTCCTAAATAAACACCTGGACGCCATTCTTCATCATCTCCTTGGCGTCCTCCATCCTCTTGTTCAAGAACTCAATATCTTTTTCACGCTCAACAAACGTTAAAGACCAAATGTCATCTCTCGAGTAATGTCCACGCATGTAGTACCCGATTGACGTTATCTGATCTAACAGGGCTTCGTTTTGACGGGTGAAGGTCGAAATTACTTGACCAATTAGCTGATGGTCATTCGTGTCAATCACCCCGAGAAAAAATTTATCGGATTGAGCTCGAGTCCATGCCGGTACTCAGCTCCGCAGTCCTTACACTTAATTTTTACTCCGAAGTCAAATCCCCAATCAGCTGTCTTATTGGCAGCTTCAACTATTTTGGTGGTATCCTTGCTACCAAGCTCTCTCAACCACTCCGTGATCATCGCTCGATCTGTAACACGGAGCTGAATCGACTCATCCTCTACGGCATCAATGACGCAAAGCAAGTCATTGATGACCATCTTTTCAATCAACGCCGAACTTACTTGAGATCCAGCCATCTCAATTCGACCTATCTCTTGACGCAAGCTTAAGAGCTCCAGGCTATCGGTGAACGTCACCGGCTTGAGCACCACCCTTTGTCCAGTTGATATCTCAACAGAGTAGATCAAGTCCTTGTGTTCAAGGACTTGATTATGGGGATCTCCGACGATCGGGTCTAGGCTTACGGAGTAATCATGAACCTTAGCATTTTCACACTCGTGAATTGACTTTATATCTTTTGTTGATCCGTAGGTAGAGATAACAAGGAAGGCAAACAACGCATCTACATCCTTTGTCACCAGCTTTTCAGGGTGAAGGATCTCTGGTACACATTCCGCACATACCTCTCCGAGTACCTTTCCAGACATCAGCAAGTCAGCTGATCGCATCTTCAGTTCAGCCAACGCAGACATCGGCTTAACTTGAATTTCTCCATCTTTGATATTTTCAGCTAGGACTTCTCCAGGACGGTAGAACATACCCTTCGACGGAAGGTTAAAGACGCGTCCTGGAAGCTTTACTTTGCCGAGAAGGGGATTGGTGTTCATTCAGTAACTCCTGTGGTATGTGCTATATCAACCTTTATTTATACCACTCGGCTTCTTCTTTTGTCCGTGAGCTAGAATGGCTGGTTTACCAAAGAGATTTTCCTTGGTTAGGGTTAGCCGTTGAATCGGTGGCTTAATGATCTTCCAAACTGGGCATTGTAAGACTAACTGTAAGGTTATGATCGGATCACTACCCTTAAGTATTCTTGTGAGATTGACATACACTAACCACTTAATTACCGCTTCCTTGAAGTTAAATGGAACGCTTGGGAGGGCGTTCAAATCTAGGAACATTCCCTGCATGTCTGGCTTACCGATTCCAGAGATGAAGATTCCTTTGAGATTTTGATAGTATTTTTCAACAATTAGCGGATCTTGGAAGATTATTCCAAGCTTTTTCAAATCATCTGACATGGCATTCCTGTGTAAATAGAAGTTGGTATTCTATTTAGGAATTTTCACTATGGCCGATTCACTCAACGACAGCAGCCGAGTTCTCCAAAGCATCTTACGCGACCTATCAAACGCGTCATCTATGCTCAATGACCTCACTGACAAGCTGAGCACTAAGGACGCAGATAAGCTCACAAAGTCGATCGCTCAGCAGCTAGCAAACTCTAAGCTCATTAATGAGGCAGACCAAGGTAAGATTACCAACACGAAAGAACTAAGCAAGGTCCTCTCTAAGCTTGAAGATGATTACTCTGATCTCTATAAGCTTAACGGACGATATAAGGCTGGATTAGAAAAGACCGTTGCTGCTTTGCAAGACACCTATGGGAAAATTATTAAGGGTTCCACAGATCAAGCTAAGAAAACAAAATATCAGAATGAACTTAATGATAAGGTATCAAGCGCGTTAAAAGATGCTGCTAAGGCACAAGCCTTAAGCAAAGGAATCACCAGTGATTACTTTGATTCACTAGAGAATGGTATTCCAACCATTCGCAGTGAAATCAAACATCGTACTGAAAATATTGGATTGCTCGAGAAACACAATAAGGGTATCGGTGACCTTATTGAAAAATATAAACAATCTGCCCTCAGCTTGTTCTCAGTGTCAGAGGGCTTTAAGCACATGGCAGCAGGTCTAGATAAGATCTATGACCAAGCCAATAGGTTAACCGAGCGTGGTTTGCTAGGAACTCTATTCCAGGTTAACTTATCTGCCGTTAAACTTCGCATGACGATTCAAGATTTCGAGAAGGCGGTTGGAGAAAATCGAGATTTGGTTCTTCAATATGGAGCTGGTGCTACTGGTATTGAAAAGTTTGAGAAGCAAATTCGTAATGTTAAGGATGACTTAGGTTATCTTGGGGTTCACGCAAATGAAGCTGCAATAGCTTTCATTAAGACATCTAAGAACGTTGGATTGTTAGATCAACGTGACAATCCATTAGATGCAAATAGTCCTGTTAAAAATATAAAGGATCAAAAAGCTTATATGGCCACAATGGCGGCCATGAAAAAGCAATTTAAAGAATTTTCAGGTTTATACGGAGATTCAGCAAAAGACTATGAAAACTTGATGGACCAGCAAGTTAATGAGACAACGCTCCGTTCAAGGCTAAACACCTTAGACAAGTCACAAGTTGCCGTTGTAATGCAGGAAATCATGGAGCGTCAAGGAAACTTGAAGGCGATGGGATTATCTACTGATCAAATTATCAAGTTTAATGATAGGCTTGAGAATATGTATGATCCCAATAAGAATAATATTCAACAGAAGAATTCCGAAGCGGTAAACCTTCAAAATTTATTCCAGCAATTCTCTTCGCAGCAAAAAGCAGATCCAAGGTTTAAAGCCCAAGGTGAAGAGTTAGATAAGCATGCTGGAACCATGCAAAAATATGCGCAGCTTCTTAACGGCGGCGGAAGTGAGGAAGATTTATATAACTTTAAACGGTCAAATGAGTACGCTGGTCTATCTCGCGAAATGGAAAAGAGTCGCGCAAATGTCATGCAGCGCACTAATGAATTTAGTAATACAGCAGCAAAAGCATATTATGAAGGTTCTGGAGCTGCAGGCAAGGGGATGTTTGATTTTGGTAAAGATCTTGCAACAGCAAGAGCAAAAGGATTAGATCAAACTGATCCAAATACATTCTCTCCAAAAGAGCTAGCTGATCGTAAGAAAGCAGCAGAAGATGCAGTAGCACAAAACTCATATAGTGCAGATCTTTTAAAGGTAACTGCATTATTGTCTGATCAGATGAAATCATTGGCTAGTGGTCCTTTGATTGACTTTGCTCTTGCCGTTCCTGGTGTTATCATGGGTATGGTTTTATTTAAGCGTGGACTTGGTGTAGCGTTTTCAGTTCTTAAGAAGGTAGTACCAGCCTTTGCATCAATGCTAGGAATGGGTGGGGTTGCTGGTGAAGCTGCTACAGCTATGGCTGCTTCAGAAGCAGGAATTGCTACTGCTGGTGAAGCTGCTACAGCTATGGCTGCTTCAGAAGCAGGAATTGCTACTGCTGG